TCATGCGTCGCCCCTCTGCACCAGGTCGATGTAGAGGGTCTCCGCGGTGGGGCGCTCGATCCAGGAGGTCATGCCGTCGGCATCCGTGGTGTCGAACGCATTCCAGCCGCCACTCGACCAGACCCTGACCCGGCGTCCGGCGACGGGCTTGCCCGTTTCGTGGTCGATGAGCTGGAAGCGCCCGGAACAGGGCACGCCGTTGCGGTTAAGGGGAAGGGCGGGAGCGCGCGGGGCGGGCGTGAAGACGTCGCCGATGAGTACCGTCCCCGAGCCGCCGATCACCACGTTGCCGTGCGCCCCGATACTACCCAGCGTCACCGCCGGTAGGCCGTTGATGAGTACCGTCGACGAAACGGCTGAGATCATCGGGCTTCCGCAGGCTGAGGCGTCGCCTTGCCGTGCTGCCGGCAGGCCGTCGAAAACGACGTCGGGAGAGCCCTGGACGATGGGGTTGCTGCCATGCCCTGGCACTGGGCAGGTCGTTGGATCGGTGACGCGGGCGGCGGGTTTTCCACTCATGTGCGGGTCCTTGCATCAGTGAGATGTGCTGGCCGCTCTGGCGGCCAATTCGGGATTGAACGAGTCGGCACCTATCGCCAGCGGAAGAAACGCAGAAGGGGACTTCTCCTTGTCCCACCTCCCGGCATTGGTTTCTTCTCCGGCCCGCCGAGGACCGTAGCGAGGTGCGCCGGTCAGTCTTGAGGGTGCGACGCGGAAGCGCCGGCTACCTGCAGCGCTGCAACTTCCAGCCGGGCGTCGCGGCGGGTCTGCTCCGTATGGCCCTGGATGATGCCGGGAATCAGGAAGGCATCGACGATCCACCAGATGCCGGTAATGATCAGGGGGAACAGGGTGAAACAACCGATCAGCGTGATGATCAGTTGGGTAAACGCCGTGCCGGTTTTCCCCAGGTAGAAGCGGTGTGCGCCGAAACCGCCCAGGAAGAACCACAGAAGATAGGCGGTGCCGGTGGATTTCTGGGCGTTGGAAACTTTCTGCTCCACGAGCATTTCAGACTGTAGTGACATGAGTTTTCCCACTGATCCATGCGGAAGACATGGTGGGAATTGAAACGTTGCCAACGGTGTTTTTTCAAGCGTCCAGTCTGAGGATGTTTTTGATTTGTAGTTTTATTGCGGGGCTCTGGAAGAGTCGGCCAGGAGTCGGAACTCCTGGACTTCGTAGAAGCGCTTAAAACAAACTGGCGAGTGGCTGGAGTTTATTGGCGAAAGGCGTCCGGCCGGGCGCCTTTCGCTTTTGTCCGTTAACTTCATAGTGGCGTGGTTTCGAACTTTATCTTTTGATAGTTCTCGAAAATGAACCTGTCTTCCGGCGACAGGGCCGTTTCGTCGAAGGGCAGGATCGCGCCGTCATGCATGACCTTGTAGTCGCGAGAGGTGATTTTCGTCTCCGCCGTGGTGAATGTACTCATGAAGCGCTTATGGGCATCCCCCTGGAACTCCTTCCTGTGCTGGAGGAAGTAGGCGAAGTCCATGTGCCCAACCATGAAGACGATGCTCCAGTCCTTCCTGGCGGCTATGTCCCATTTCCACATGGCGGAGAGTTTCCGCCTAATGGCCTGGTCGGACTCCCTCAGGGCCTTCTTGAGACAGTCGAAGGCGTAGGTACTGTCTATGTCGAATTCGCAGATGGTCAGGTAGTTCACGAACTTTTCGCCGAAGACACAACTGGAGCCGAGGGTGAAAATCTCGTATCCCGGGTAATACCTGCGAAAGAAATCAAGTTCCGTCAGGAACCAGTCTTCCAGTGCGGGTCGGCTGCTCTTTCCGTAGACGTTCTTGACGATGTCTGGCGTATATTCGAACCCTTCGCTGGTGCAGGTCAGAACGTTCTTCTCATCTTTGGCGATGACTATCCTGTTTTTTGCTCCTTTCGGTTCCTTTTTCATTTTTCTTGTCCTTCGAGCGTCTGTGGAGGCCGGTTTATCGTGTTTTGGAATCTCTGTTTTAGGTTTCGCTTTCCAGGGATATAAGACGCCTGCTTACCCTGGTAGTGAGTGTCTAGCTCAAATTCTTTTTCTGTGCTTGACGAAAAGTATGCGTTGGTTTCTCGGAGGCTCGTTTTCTTGGGCGGGGAGTTTCGAACCTGAATCCATGAATGTTTTCCTGCCAGCGTTCCAGAGCCTTGTTGGCGGCGGAATCGAACGGTCTCATTAAAAGATTCGGGAAATATCATTCCACGCGTCCGCAGCCAAAAGGGCGGGCTGGCGAAGCTCGCCGGGTGCCGGTCACGGTAGGGGAGGGAGCAGCAAGGCGAGCCGGCAACAGGAAAGGCCCGGCGCTGGAGGAGCAGGCAAGGAACTGGGCAAAGAAAAAGCCCCTGAAATTCACTAGGAAAATCAGGGGCTTATCGTTTGCGTTTGGTGGAGCCGGGGGGATTTGAACCCGCATCTAGCCCCCATTTGACGCGGCTTCCAGGCTGGAAGCTGTCATAAGGCTGTCATTACAGCTAAGACCCGTGATCGTATACGGTGAAATCTCTATCGATCCAAAGGATGTGAAATACCCGACCGTCGCGATACCCGACCATTGGGGCTTTGCCAATTGCACGGAATGAGATCAGGTTGGTGTCGTCTGTAACGAAGGCTGGAATTGCGGCCTTGAAGGATGGACGCCCGATAATCTCGAACCCAAGACCATGGCGAGGGGCTTGCTTGATCTGTTGCCAAGACATTTGGCTGAGAGTGCGAAGCTTGGATAGTACCTGGCTTCTCTCATCAGACGTGCACTCCGACACGCAGTAATCCGCCTGCATGAACTCGAAGGAAAACAAAGGCGGCTTCAGCTCCGGGTTCTCAGTAGGTGCTGGCCTTTCCTTGAGTAATAGACTGCTTTTAGAGCCTCTATCCCTGAGACGTGCCATGCCACGCCCTTACTTCACAAGGGTTTTAAAGAACTGGCGCATGTCGTCCGCAGGAATTTCACGGCTCATCGCCCCTGCCTGATAATTGTTCCGCCAGGGGGCTTCTTCGTGGGTCATCTCGCGCAGTCGCCAAGCCGAATACTGCCCGTAGATCTGCTGCACTTCATTGAGCAGTTCTACTTGCTCGGGGCTGAACGCTTCCAGATTGAAGTCTATGGGCGCTGGGATGCTGCCCGAGCCGAACTGCTTGTAGTGGTGATAGACGTTCGGCACGACAGGACCGTGCGTCCATGCTTCGATGGAGTCAGTGAACAAAGGCTCATCGTAGACGGCGAGATGGAAGCCCTGAGCGTAGTACACGAGCTTCTGCAGCTTCAGGTTGGACACAAGGTCGCCGGCCTCTTCGTTGGATTGGGCGAGGAAAAACTTCGCCACATCGATAGAGCTTGGCATAAGACCTCCTTGGTCATTTCCTGTGGATAACGTGTGTATAGCATGTGACATCAAAACGGTCGATGATTATCCGCTAGCCTTCAAGGATGTCAATTGAGGCTCGTCGCCTTGCCACATCTGCTCAGCTTTTCCCCCTGCCGACGCATCTGCGGCAGGCATCCATCTGCCATATACCCTGGCAATCATGGTCCAGTCGCTGTGCCCCATCTGTGTGGCTACCCACATCGGATGCTCCCCGGCAGACAGCATCATGGATGCGTAGGTGTGCCGGGTCTGGTACGGACGACGGTAGCGCACGCCGGCCTTCTTCAGCGCGTAAACCCAGAGTGTTTTCCGGATCGGTCCGTCGCCGGCCCATCGCTCGCCCGTCCTCGGGTTCTGGAAGACTTCCTGATTGGCCAGGTAGGTGAATTCCTTTTGCGCCTTCAAGGCTTCCAGCGCAGGGCCGAGCAGCTTGATGCTGCGCCGGCCGGAAGTGGTCTTCGTCACCTCCGCTTTTCCCTTGGCTGCCTGGGTCATGGCGCGGGTGACGCGCACCTCGCCGCGGAGCCAGTCAATATCGCCCCACTCGAGGCCGACGAGTTCGCTGGTACGCATCCCCGTCCAGAATGCGAACTGTACTAGGTTCCGCCCTTGACCATCGAGGGCACTCAGAATCGCCTGCTGCTCTTCCGGCGAGAATGGGTCCACGTCGTCGTCCTTGACCTCTCCCTTCCTTGCGTATGTCCAGCCGGCGAGGGGGTTGCTGTCGATCAGTTCCTCTTCCATCGCATCACTGAGGGCCGAGCGTAGGCAGCTCTGGATATTGCTGAGCGTCTTGTTGCTCACCTTCAGGGTGTCCAGCCAATCCTTGACGGCCTTCCGCTTCAGGTCGACCACCATGACGGGCCCAAGGGCCGGCACCAGACGAAGCTCTACAATCTTCCTGTAGCCCTCGAAGGTGCTGCTGGAGACGTGCTTGCGCTTCGACTCAAGCCATCGGCCAAGGAATCCCGCAACCGTCTCGCGTGACGCCTCAGGCGCAAACTTGGCGGCGCGCGGAGATCCAGGAAATGTCACCGAGTAGTCGAAGGTACCGGCGGCGATCGCATGTTCGATAGCCGCCTTGTGCTGCTCTGCTCGCTTCAGGTTAGTGGCGGTGGGCTTGAGCGAGATGCGCTCCCGGCACCTGACGCCGCGATACATGAACGTGATTTCGATACTCGAATCAGAGACTGCCCTGACTCCCCGCCCATCTCTACCCATGCTTCATACCCCTCTACATCAATAAGCGTCCGGCCATCCGGTGCTTTTTTCCATATCTCGCCGAGGCGCCAGATTCCGTCGCGGATCTTCGAGCGCACGGCGTCTTCGGTGTAGCCAGACTCGCTGGCGAATTTTTTAACAGTCAGGTAGCGCATTCCTGAGGCCTAGGCTTGAATGCAAGCCCCTCCCAGCGGCCGGATGGGCCGCGAATCTCGCAGCGCCGAACGTAGGCCCGGCGTTTCTTACTGTCGAACAGTGCCTGGCAGGCATCCATCCGTTCACCGTCGTTCGTCATTGCCAGCAGCCTGGCGCGGTCACCGCTGTTGACGAAGACGAATCCGTCCTTGATCTTCCCGTACCCGCTGGTTCGGTATAAGGCCCAGCGCGCCCCACCTTTCTTGCCTCCCTTCGACCCTTCGGTCAGGTAGAACGCAAACTCTCCCCTCATCACGCGAAGCAGAGTTCTAGCCATGGCGACCCCCACCATCTTTCGCCACTACCGAATACGCCTCCGGCTTTCGCTCAACCGTACGGGTCGATCCGTCCAGGCTGTGGACGGTGAGTGCCGGTCGCCGAATCTGCACCGTTCCATCTGGCGCCATCTCCTGCCGCAGGGCGCCGTAGAAAGGGCCACCCAGGGCGAACGGGTCAGGGATGGCCGACGGGTTTTCAAGCAAGAACTTCTGAAACAGGTTCTGGACCGCAGCGGTAAGTGGCCCCGTGTTCCCTCGGTTGGAGCGGCCGCTCTTGTGGTCTGCGCTGTCCTCGAACTCCCCGCCAATCCAGAGCAGGCCGCCAACGATTCCGGCGTCGCCCGCGCAGACCTCGGCAGCCTCGGCACGGTGGGCATGATTCACCCCCAAGAGATCGCACAGGTCGTCGAACGACAGGGCCTGCTCGATCATTGCTGAGTTTCCGATAAGCCAGGCTCCGCACTCCTCCATGGCTTGCGCCGCAACTCTGGCTCGCTCCCGATATGCCATCCGTTCGCGCTCCAGTGCCTGCTCGGTGAACGGCATGCCCTTGAGAAGTCGTCGCCACTTCTGGCGATGCTCTGCGAAGCTGGCGTCGCGATCGGCATGCACTGCCCGGATGAACATCCGGAGGGCTGCTATACGGACGCGCAGGTTACGGCTGCTGTCGACGCCGAGGTCGATCAGCCGATGCATCGTTGCGCCCTTCATGCCCGACTCTCCTTGTTCGTGTCGCAGATCCGCAGGTCGACGCCGCAGGCCTGGACCAGTTCGGTCAACTCGCCGAGCTTGGTGTTGGGGTTCTGCATCGCCTGGCCCAGGCGGACCAACTGTTGGCCAAGGGTAGCGAGCGGGGTAGGGCGATACCCTGGTGGTGGTGGAATGTCGGAGCCTCTCATCACTGGCATACCTCCCAGATGAACAGGGTCTTGAACGGCTGGAGCGCGGCGCCGGCGGCAACAGCAGCCAGGCCAAACAGCGCGACGAGTGCGATAGCGGTCAGTGCTCTACGCATCACTTGGCCCTCCCTGACTCGCCGCTACCCGGTCAAGGCGCTCGATCTCGGCCAGCCCGAGGGCGCAGGCCTTGACCAGATCGCGGCGCGCGCTGGTCGGCTTCCACCACTGTTCATCCCAGGGCCATGCCAGCGACACCAGTAGGGCGGCGGTTCCATCGTTCGGAGCGCTGGAGCCGGCCAGGGCGTAGCAGGCGGCGGCGCGGGCAATCTGGCCGTGGCTGTGCTCGTCGTCGTGCTCCGGCGTCCATCCCTCTGCCTCGACCTGCCGGCGTCGCTCGGCTTGAACATCGAGCCATGCGCGAGGCACGCTGTGCTGAGCCTGGTCGGAGTGCGTTGCGAACTCTTCGAGGCTGCTGCAGCCGGCCGGCGAGTGATGGCCCTCGCTCATCGGCATGCCGCAGAGGCACCCGATCACCGGGCCGCCCTCTGGCTGCGCCAGGGCGGTACGGGTCTGCCAGGCTTCCATGCTCCGCGCTGTAGCGCCGCAGTAGTTGCACTCTGGACCGCGTGTGCCATCGCCGCGAAGCCAGCCCGTGGGGTCTACCTCGCCACCGCAGAAGGGGCAGGGTGCTGGCTCAACATCTCTGCCTGCCTGCTCTACCGACGCCGGATGTGCCGGACAGGGATGGCGCAGCGAGCCGTTGCCGCTCGGGCAAGTGCATGAAGGAGCCTTTGAATTATTCGTGATCATCGGGATTCTCCCGTTTGTAGTTGCTGAACGGCGGAGTCGCTGGGGTGAGGAGGGCTTCCTCGAGCGGCATGCCTCCGGCGAGTCGCCTGCGGACGGTGCTGGCCGAGACAGGGCTCGGGAGCGTCTCCACCAGTTCCTCTATGGTTCCGGTCCGGCCGCGCACGGTGTGGGTGTGCTTGTCCTTTCGGGCCTGGCGGGCCTGGTCCAGTGCGCGGGCGAGTGCCGGCGTGCAGTAACCTCGTTTCTGCGAGTTGGCCCGCTTGTGGTCCAGCGACTGGCCCTTCGCCGGCCACTCGATATCCGGCATCAGGGTCAGCATTTCGCGGAACACCCAGGGACCGATGCCCAGGGCCAGCCGGGTGGCGCGCCGAGAAAGCCCGCGCGCGGCCGCGTTGCGAATGAACTGTTCGGTGTTCATGCGGCAGGTTCCTTGCGTTCACGGTCGACCCGGTCGATTTCACGCAGCAACAGGGCTATCGCTTGCAGCAGGTTTCCCCGTCGGTCGGTGGGGTGAAACTGGTCAGCGAACCAAGGCCATATGTTGATTCGGTGGCCGCCGACGTTCTCAAGGTGAGTGGCGCCGACTGCATAGCTGATTGCCGCCTTCACAAGTTCGCCTCGGCGATGCTCGTCGTCATTCCTCTGGTTGAAGTCTTCTGCCTCGATGTGCTTGAGGTAGGCCGCTGTCGCATCCCGGAGCGCGACGGGCGGGACGAACACCTGCAGCAGTCGGTCGAGCTTGTTGAGTTCGTCGACCGTCTGCTGGGTCGTCATGAAACTCCCGTTTCGATAGATCAGGCGGGTGGCGCCTTCGCTTGAGAGCGTGTAGGTAGGCTTGCGCATTGCATGCTCCAAGGGCGCCATCGCTGGCGCCGGATCGATGGTCGCTATTTGCTGATGCCGATGAAGGGAAGCGGGGAGCCGCTGGCCATGTAGGTGGGCAGCTTTCCGTCCCACTTCTCGACGGCATTGAGGGTCACGACGTCGGGGTTCGAGCGCAGCGCCTGGGCGCGGATCTCGATCGCCTTCGCGTCGGCGGTGGCCAGGGTCAGCTTCGCGTCCGCCTCCCCTTGGGCCCGAGCGCGTTCCTTGTCGGCTTCTGCCTTGGCTTGGGCGACCTCGTTACGGCGCTGCTCGGCCATCTGGGTGGCCTGGATCTTCGCGTTCAGGCTCTGCGTAACCTGCGGCGGGAGGACCAGGTCGGATGCGTAGTAGATGCGCTCGATGTTGATGCCGATGGGCGCCACCTGGTCGCGCACGCGCTTCTCGACGGCCAGCAGCAGGTCCGCCTTACCGGCGCCATAGACGCTCTCGACTGGAAGCTTCGAGGCAACATCGTTGAAGGCATCGCGCACCATGTTCCGCAGGAACTTGTTCGTGATTTCGTCGATTCCCGCCCGGTACTTCTGGAACAGCGTCGTCACCTTGTCGGGGGATACCGAGTAGGTGATGCCGACGGCGCCGCCAACCTTCATACCCTCAACGGTCTGGAAGCTGATCGCTTCCTCGCCGCCCCAGGTTTCGGTCTGCGTGAAGGTGGGGAACAGGTAGAGTTCCTCGTTCACGCCTACCCAGTAGCGCCCAGTTCCGACCTCGCGCGTCTCCACGCCCTTCTCGGAGCCGTAGAGGTTGACGATCACGCCGACGTTGCCGGCAGGCACCTTCGAACAGCCCGCCAGGAGGGCGAGCAGGCACAGCATTGCAGCAGCGGGAATCCGCTTCATTGGTCTTTCTCCTTGCTGGTGGTGGCCGCTTCTTCGCGGCGGGTGTTGGCGAGGTGGATGCCGAGGCAGACCGAGGCGATCAACCAGACGCCGGGGATGGCGAATCCCGCGAAGACCAGAACATCGTCGCGACTGCTGACCAGGGCCGGCCCAATGCCGCCCACCAGGGCGACGGACAACCCTGCATAGACCAGCAGCGCGATACAGATCAGGAAGAGCTTCCCGGGCTTGATGAGAGGTTTGTTGTCCATGCTTTCCTCCAGGCAAGCCGATGGCCTGCCGCGGTTGTTGGCTTTCGCGAAAATCGGTTGGTTACTGCTGGGCTGCTTCGGCGCGTTCGGTCTGCCGCGTCAGATCAGCCCTCTCTGTTGCAGGTCGTTCAGTTCTGCGTCCGCAAATGCGGCCGCTGCCTTCAGGTCTGCCACGGTAAGCTCGTCGAGCGTCTTGCCCAGGCCCTGGATGTGCCGGGCGAAAGCGCGCTGTGCCGGCCCGTTGTAGCCATGGCAGAAGTCGGCCGCTGCGCGCAGTTCACCGTCGAGCTGCAGCGCCAGGATGTTGAGAGGATCGTTTCTGTCCCAGGCCATGATCACGCCACCCAGGCCACGCCATCGCGGCGAGCAGTCAGACGAGTTTCGATCTTCCTTTCGCCGCCACGGCGGCTGCGCATCATGTGGTCATCGTTGAGCAGTGGCTGACCGGCGACGAGGAAGGCGAGGGCGATCACGGCGGGTGAGATAAGCCCGCGGCGGATTGCTTCCGCCACCAAAGGTGTGCGCCTGTAAATTCCGAGTTTGTGCATTACGCTCTCGAGCCTGCCTTTGATGGACCTTGGCGAAAGCCCATCCCGGCGCGCGATCTCCTTGTCGGTCATGCCGGATGCCAAGCTCAAAAGACAGGTGAGTTCTCGCTCTGCAAGCAGAGCTCCGGTCGAACCTTTCCATGCTCCAATTTGGATGACACTGTCCATTCATGAGTACCATTGGTTCCGTTTTTTGTAGATTGGACCTATGGTTCTCTTGTGTCAAGTACCAAAAGTACGCTCTCTGGGCGAGAAAAAGGGCGCAGATAGCGCCCTTCATGTCAATTGTAAAATGTAGCGGACCAGAACACTCTTCCTAAAATGGACAGCTCGGCCTGCACCATCTGCTCCAGTGTGTACTCTTCGTCCGGGTGCTCGTCCCTGTTGAAGCTCCGTAAGCGAATGCCGCCGCCAGGGAGGCGATAGAGTTGCTTTACGCGGAGTTGCCCGTAGTGAGATAGCGCATAGATTTTTCCATCAACTACTTGTTGGTCACCAGTATTTATTGCAACGGTGCTTCCGTCCGGTAGCAGCGGTTCCATCGAGTTTCCGCTCACGCTAACACACACCGCCTTGTCGAACTGGACGCCATAACGGCGAAGGGTGTGTTTCCCGAACCGGAGCTTCGCCTTGGTGCTGACTTCTAAGGCCAGTCTTCCAGACCCTGCAGACAATTCAACTTCCTTCAGGAAAGGCACCTCTACCTCGTCGTCATCAACGGGCGTCGAGTCGTCCCAAACCGAGAAGGGAACGATCTCGCCTTCTGGCTCGGGTGTAAGCGGAGCCTGCTGGTTGTACGGCGCTATGCGGACCATGGACCCTGTTCCCCAGGCCAGCCAACCAATCTCAACACCAAGAAGCCTGGCGAGCGACTCCATCTTCTCTGCGTTCGGGCGCGCCTCGCCATTCAGCCACTTCCCCACGGCTTTAGGCGTGATACCCAGCGCACGAGCAAGCCGAGCCGCCGTGCCATAGGCAGGGTAGCCAGCGTCCGCGGCGGCTTGCTTCAGGCGCTTTGCAAAAGCTTCTCGATTTTCTTCGGGCGATACCATCAGTCCATTCTCCTGCGACTTGACGGAACTTTCAGTTCCTGTTTAGCTTGTACTATTGGTACTTTCTAGGCGTTGAAAATGAACCTGATCAAAGAAGCCGTTCTCCTTGCGGGTGGAACCAGCAAAGCCGCCAAGGCTTGCGGTGTCAGCCCTCGTGCAGTCAACAAGTGGGTCAGGAATGGTCGGTTGCCTAGGACCGAGCATTCTGGTGAGACAAACCATGCGCAGCGTCTTTCTGAGGCGTCGGGCGGAAGGTTTTCCGCTGCTGAGCTGCTTAGGTTGTTGAAGGCTTCCGTTCATGGCGAAGAGGTTACCCGCCTCGGAACTGACGGTTCAGCGCTAAACGTACCTGTTCAGGCATCCAGTTCCGAGGTGGCTCTGTGAGCATCTGGCCTGCGGCGCCTGGCCGGGGGGGGCTCGAGGCCTGCCGAGCGGATCAGTTTCGCATGCTAAACCGCCACGGACCGAATCATTAAACCCGGTTAAAAGCCAAGGGGTTTCCTGCTGGTGGAAGCTCTGCTCACAAACCCGGGGTGACGCGCCCAAAAAAGGGGCACTGGCAACCCACTATTCCTATGAACGCCCCTGTGCGGAGTCTGGGCAGGGTGACCATCGGCAGGGCCTCTTCAGGGCCTTCGTTTACATGGGCGCTTGGGATATTTCTAAACGGGTGCAGGCTGTCTGCGCCATTCAACGAAATTCGGGAGCTTGCACTTTGAAAAAGTCTGATACGCGCGCTCGCGCCCCTTCCTCAAAGCCGCCCTGATCTGGGCTGCGCTTTTCAGAATGTGTGGAGGATAGGGATTCCCTGTCTCCAGACAGCAAAAAGCCCCGCTTTCGCGAGGCCTTTAGTCGGTAGTCGTTGGCGCGACTGCCTGAATATCAATTTGTCTTTCGAAGGACGAATTAACTATGCAACAGAAAACCCAAAATGCGCAACCCCCGCGCTCTGCTCATCAACTCGCATCAGACCTGCTGGATGGCCTCGAAGCCGCTGTTGAGACCGTCAAGGGGATGCGCGCCATCCTTGCACTGGTCCGTAGAGATGAGCAGTGCAGCAGTTACCTCAAGGATATCTGCACGATAGGACTCGGTCAGGCCGAGTTCGTTGGCGGGAACCTTGAGGATGATATGAAACAGGCCGACGCAGAATTGTTCGAACTGGAGCGTGTCGCGACCCAATCCGGAAATGCTGAAAACGTGTCGCAACACGAAGGCGGTGCAGCATGAGCGCGCTCAAGCTCGGGCTGTCTGCACTGAAGGCGCCGGTATCTCCGCTTCCGCCCGCAGGGTTCGCTGCGATCCATCCGACCACTACGGTCGAAGAGGCGCTGAGCGCGGCCACTGCTCTGACCTCCAGTGTTTCCAGCATTCTCGGAGCACTGACTACCTCCGACGAAGAGCGCGTAGATATGGACGCCCTCAAGCTCTGCTCTCGCCTGGCTGGCGACCTGGTCGATGCCGCGCTCGACGCCCTGCGCAAGGAGGGCCAGCAATGAACCTCGCGACACTGCTCAGCAATCTGTGCTCCCCGGTTCCCGATGAAGTTCTGACCGATAAGCAGATCCGCTCCATCAAGTTGGAGCGTGGTACGGCTCGCCATGCGGCTCAGAACATGGCGCTTGGTGTCGCCGCAGTCGGGAAACTGCTGGCGCTTACCAGTGCTGAAGGCGAGATCGGCCAGGAAACCGCCGAGCGTCTTGGCTGGTTCTTGGAGGAGGTTGGCGGTGCCATCTTCCAGTTGGCGGAGTTCGAGCAGGTCTGTTCTGAGCGAATCAACCGGCAGAAGGAGGCTCGGCGATGAGGGCCACTCTGGGTATCAGCTTCCGGGCGACTGCGCCGGTCGATCTTTCGAAGGGAGATCACAAGACGAATGTCCTGTGCGTTAAGGATGACATCGATGCCGACCTCGCGCTGGACAGCGCCACCGATCTTCTGGACGCGGTGATTGGTGGGCTTCAGGAAATCGTTAGCGAGCCGAGCGTTTCCTCCCAGGTTTCGCTGATGCTTCACGCGGTCGAGACCGCGCAGGCCTTGGTCCGTGCCGCCTTGGAGGGTGGGGAGGTGGCCAATGACTAGCCGCATCGGAGCGAAAGCGCTCGGCGACCAGCTCTACAGCTATATCGGCGCCATCCAGGACTTGGCTACCGCAGTTCGCGAAGACTTGGCTTTCGAAGGTTGCGAGCCGGGCCCGCGCCTGACCGCCGACCAGGTGGATGCGATCCATCTGTCGATTATCACCATCGCCAGGTTGGCTGGCGAAGACTTGATCCAACTGCTGACCGAGCTGGAGGTGCCGGCATGACTGGCCTGACCTCAATTGGCGGCCAGGCCGCCACCATGACCAGCCGCGAGATCGCGGATCTTGTTGGGTCGCGTCACGACAATGTCCGCGTGACCATTGAGCGGCTGGCCGAGCGCGGGGTGATTGCTTTACCTGTAATGCAGGAAAAGCCCACCGCTGGCCGCCCCGCTCAGGAGTACGTCTTCACCGGCGACCAGGGCAAGCGCGACAGCATCATCGTCGTCGCCCAGCTCTGCCCGGAGTTCACCGCCCAGTTGGTGGACCGCTGGCAGGAACTGGAACAGCAGGCTTCCCGGCCACTGACCGCCGCCGAGCAATTGCTGGCCAGCGTGCAACTCACCGTCGATCTGGAGCGGCGACAGCGGCAGACCGAGCAGCAGGTGGCAGCGCTGACCGAAACCGTCGGCGACATGGACCGATCACACCCGCTGCTCGACTCGATCCCCAACGGCATGGAGAGCATCACCGCTATCCGCCAGCGGATCGGAAAGCAGTACGGCCTACCGCCCAGGGTGATCGACGCGGTGGTGCGCGAAATGCCGCACAGCCCGCGCCCCTTCGCCATGGTGCGCAGCAAGCACGAGGAACTGAACGCGCGGCCCTTCGCGGTCTGGGCAAAGGCCGAGATCAGCAGGGTATTCGAGCGCTTCGCGCGCGGCTGCACCTTCGTGACCCAACACCGAGCCACGCACCCGGATTTCGGCGCCGGCCGGGAGCGCTTCCAGATGCGCGGCACCCCTTCGCAGGAGATCGGCGAATGACCACACAACCGAAACCGGGCCGGATCACCACCAGCCCCAACGGCCGCCCGGTGATCGCCGGGCCCTGGCCGTCCTACCGTCAATTCCGCGACCTGCCCGAGCGTGAGCGTTGGGTGCTCTACGGCCACGCCAAGGCATGCCGCGGTGCTCTTGAAGATCAAGGGTTCCTCATGGCCGAGGGATACCACGACTTCGTGAAGCGCGTTACCGAGGAGTTAGACATATGAGCGTTCAGGCCATGACCTGGGCACTGGAGCAGCAGGTCGTTACCGATGCCGCCATGAGGCATGTGCTGTTGTGCCTGGCGAACTATGCCAACGAGGCGGGAAAGGGGGCGTTCCCTTCTATCGCCACGCTGAGCAGCGATACAGGGCTATCCGAGCGGACCGTCCAGTACAAGCTCCGGTCCCTCGAGGAGGCTGGTGTTATTCGCCGTGGAAACCAGGCAATCGCTGCCGCCTACATCTCGCACCGGGATCGCCTGCCGATGGTGTACGACCTCTCGATGGAACGGGGTGCAACGGTTGCACCGGGTGCAAATGACGACGTAACGGGGTGCAAACCACGACGTAACGGGGTGCAACTGACGACACAACGGGGTGCAACGGTTGCACCCGATCCGTCACTTAACCACCAAAGAACCACCAAAGAACCTAAAGAGCATGTCCAAACCGGCGAAACCGGTTCGGACGACGTGGGTGATCGGAAGGGAAAAACCGAGTCTGGGAAACGGCCGGCCAAGCCCAATCCTCTGGATGGTTTCGAGGAGTTTTACCAGGCCTACCCAAAGCACAAGGATCGAGCGAAGGCGGAGAAGGCTTGGCGGAAGATCGACCCTGCTCTGCACCCTGTGATCATGGCGGCGCTTCCGAAGCACTGCCGACAGCGTGATTGGCTGAAGGACAACGGCCAGTTCGTTCCGCTGCCGGCCAGTTGGCTCAACGGGCGACGATGGGAAGACGAGATAGCCCCTGATGCTGGCCCGGCATCGAGCTTCACCAACCTCCCCAAACACACCCCCGACATGTACCAGGACCGCGACGATGGCAGAGCAAATTTTTAACTTCTGGCGTAAACCCAACCGCAAGAGCGAAGAAAGCCCTTCTCTTCGCTGCCCGGTTCACGGTGACTACCACTCGATCCAGGTGGAGCAGTTTGATGGTAGCTACTTGACTTGGTCTTGCTCACGGTGTGTTTGGGATGGGGTGAATCGCGGGCCGGGGAGCGAGGAGTTTTCGGTGGCTCTGGCTGAGAAAACCCAACGCAAGATCAACGAGTTGCTGGTTGGCTCTGGCATCCCCGCTCGCTACCGGGCCAGCACTTTCGAGACTTACCGCACCGATGGCAAGGCGGAGAAGGCGGCGGTGCTGGAAGCATGCCGGGAGTATGCCGAGCGATTCGTGGAGAACTTCCAGGACGGCCGCTGCCTCTTGCTCCTGGGCAACCTTGGGACGGGCAAGACCCATCTCGCGTGCTCAATCGTCCAGTACGTCGTACGGAACCTTCAGGCCCAAGCAGTGATCACCTCGGCGTCGGAGATAATCCGTGTGGCTAAGGGGGCGATGAACCGGGCGGCGAAGTACACCGAACGGGACACTCTCGAAGAGCTGGCGGGCTTCGACCTGTTGGTGATCGACGAGCTCGGCGCGCAGAGCGGTACCGAGTACGAATTGGGTCTGCTCCATGAGGTGATTGACCGCCGGTATCGGGAGATGCGGCCTACGGTGGTGGTTTCGAACATGAGCGCGCAGGAGGTCGCCAAGTACATCGGTGATCGTGCGGTGGATCGTCTCCGCGAGAACGGCGGCAAGGCTGTTGGCTTCACCTGGGGCTCCGCTCGCCGGGAGGTTCTGGAGTGAGCCGAGAGCTGTACAGCGAAGAGGCTGAGTTCGGCGTGCTCGGCGCTATCTTGCAGTCCGCGCTCCAGCAGAATCAGGCGCTGGTTGACGAGGCCTTGTCCAGCGTGACCGCCGCCGATTTCTACTTCGAGGATAACGCCGCGCTGTTCCAGGCGATCAAGGATTGCTACGAGGAAGGGATTCCCGTCGATCCGGTGACCGTGGGAGTGGTCCGCGATGTGCTGCCCAGCGGCGCGAAGCTCATTCCCTATGCCGGGAACATTGCCCGCAATGTGCCTTCGGTGGCGAACTGGAGGACGTACGTCCGGCACGTCCGGGAGCGGGCCATCCTGCGTTGCTTGATCGACACGGCCGAGTCGGTGAAGGCCTCCGCCACGGATGACCGACCGTTGCCTGAGATCATCGCCAGAGCGCAGCAGGCGATGGCGGACCTGCGCGACCTCGATGACGAGGCGCCGAAGTACAAGCGGCTCGACGAGGTGATGCTCAAGGCTGTCGACGTTATCGACGACAAGTTCAACGGCCGCGCGCCTCAGTGGCCCGGCACTGGCCTGGCCGATCTCGACAAGCTGGTGCGCGGCATCCGCCCTCGGAAGCTCACCGTTATCGCCGGCCTTCCCGGCAGTGGCAAGACCACACTTGCCCTGCAAATCGCCCAGTACAACGCCTGCGAGGCGGGGGAGCCGTGGCTGGTGTTCTCCCTGGAAATGCCCGAGGAGGAGTTGGGCGTGCGCTCAATCGCCTCGCTGGGCGGAGTGGACCTGAAGCGCCTGGACGATCCGCAGCAGTTGGGTGACGACGACTGGCCGCGCATCACATCTGCGGTGGCCAAGGCCAAGGGGGCGCCCTTGTTCATCTGCGACGATCCCAACGTGACCGCCAGCCAGATCCGCAGCACCGCGCGGCGTGTCAAGCGTGAGCACGGCCTGGCCGGCATCGTCGTCGACTATCTGGGCCTGATTCCACCAGAGGCGAAAGGGCGCACGCGCAGCGAAGAAGTGGGCAAGACCAACAAGTCGCTGTTGCGCCTGGCCAAGGAGCTCGGCGTTCCAGTCATCGAGCTGGCGCAGCTCAACCGCGACTCGACCAAGCGCCCCGGTAAGCGCCCGCAGTCGAGCGACCTGCGCGACTCGGGGGAGATCGAGGCCGACGCCAGTTGCATCCTGATGGTCCACCGGGACATGGATAGCGAGGCCGGCCAGAACGGCATCACCGAGATCCTGATGACCAAGTGCCGACACGCGCCGCCGGGCATGTGCCTGCTCCAGCAGCAGGGCATGTACGGACGATTCGTCAACTTCGCCGGCCCACGCGAGATGAGCCAAGAGGAGGTCGAGATGGGGCGTAGCTACTTCGCCAACAAACACGGCAAGAAAAAGGGGAAGGCCGCATGAGCAACGTACAACCGATGGCACCCCGCAAGGTCATGACCAGGCTGGAGCGGGAGTTTCTCAAGGTGGCCGGCCAGGAGCTGGCGCAGGTCAAGGTGGGCGGTGCTGCTGCCTTGGCTGCGCTGCTGGTCATGATCGCCAACTGGCACGGCGACCGCGGCACTCTGGGCTTTCACGACTATGGCCGGCTCTGGTTGCTGGACGGCAATGCGAAGGGCGCGGCGGTGGAAACGCTGCTGCGCGATCTGTTTGGCCTGAACGGTCCGGGGGCGGCATGAGCAGAACTCGAACCTACGTGGACAAGCTGCTGGGCGATACCGAGTACCTCCTCGAGCAGTGGGGGTGGTGGCGAATGGATGGGATGGGGGTTCCCGGATATGTGTCGCCGGCTGCCGCTATCATGAGCCAAGCCATGCCAATGTCGAGCCCAAAGGCCTACCACGTCACTGACGATATGGCCTTGGCCGTCGACCGGGTCATTGCTCGACTCATCGACAGGGCGCCGCAGGCCGGCGACTTCGTGTGGCTCTACTACGGCGCGAAGTGGCCGGCCCTGCGCATCGCGCGTGAACACCAGATCGGCGAGGCCAAGGTGAGGGAGACGTTGAAGCTGGCGGTAGGCTGGGTCGATAGCGCCCTGGAGCGGTTCCGCGAGAGCGCTTGAAGAAATAGTTTTACGCGCGGAATGAAGGGTGTTTTCATACCAGCGTGAATTGCTGTGAACGCAGCGTGACGCACTCGAAACCCGGCCCTGGCGCCGGGTTTTTTATTGGTGCGCCAGGCATGGCGCGTTGCGCGCAAGCGCAACCAGCTTGGCTGTGGTGGCCACGCTGGTGACTGGGAGGTGAAAGTCCTCTACACACCCGGCAAGGGGAAGTGTTAGCCAGAGGCAAGGGTGTCGCGGGTGACTGCGAATCTGAAGGAAGCCCGAGGCAAAATGCTGGCCTGACGAACAGGAAGCGGATAGAGGCGGCGCAGCGGGGTAAGAAGGCCAAAATCTTCAAAGCCCAATACTTGCACGGAACGCTGTGACGTAGATCCGACAGGCATAAGCAGGAAGGTCGCGCGAATTACCCTGGGAGATCTGCACGTTTGCCAGTGTGCTACCGAGCGTCGAGAGGCGATGGGATGAGCGTGCAGAAGTCAGCCGAAGCCGTAGTAAGTGGCGAATAACCGCGCCACCAAGGGCCGAACAGGTTATGCCGCCAGTAGGCGTCAGAGTCTCGTTGAATACCGAAATGCAGAAATTTCTCCAAGAGAAGACTGTGACTCCGAGTCCCGGACAGAATCCGAGGATGACGGCTGACAGCGCAAAGGTATCGACGGCATCTGTGACGTGGACGAACGCGGAGCCGGACACGCTGATGGCGCGGGTGCTTGCACCGGCCAACCTCAGACGTGCGTATCAGCGCGTGGTCAGCAACAAGGGCGCGCCGGGTGCCGATGGCATGACGGTCGACGACTTGGCGGACTACGTGAATCAGTATTGGCCGATCCTCCAGAGGAGGTTGCTGGCCGGCGAATACCACCCGCAAGGTGTACGCGCCGTCGACATCCCCAAACCCAAAGGCGGCACCCGACAACTGGGCATTCCCTGCGTCGTGGATCGCCTGATCCAACAGGCACTGCTGCAACAGCTCACGCCGATCTTCGACCCGCTGTTTTCGGATTACAGCTACGGCTTCCGTCCGGGCAGAAGCGCCCACCAAGCCATCGAGACAGCCCGCGCCCATGTGGCGGCAGGGCATCGCTGGTGCGTGGAACTCGATCTTGAGAAATTCTTTGACCGGGTCAACCACGATCTCCTGATGGCGTACGTGGCGCGCCAAATCGTAGATAAACGCGTGCTCAGACTGATCCGGCGGTACCTCCAAGCCGGTGAGATGTCGGGTGGGATCGCCAGCCGACGGCAGGAAGGGACGCCGCAAGGCGGCCCGCTCTCGCCGTTGCTGTCGAACATCCTGCTCAACGAACTCGACCGCGAGCTGGAACGGCGGGGTCATCGCTTCGTGCGTTATGCCGACGATGCGAACATCTATGTGCGCAGCCCTCGTGCTGGCGAACGAGTGATGGCCAGTGTTGAGCGCTTCCTGAATCAGCGCCTGAAACTAACGCTGAATCGGGATAAGAGCCGAGTAGCCGGGTCTTGGATGTGTGATTACTTGGGTTACGGGATGAGCTGGCATCAGCAACCGAGACTGAGAGTGGCGACGATGAGCCTGGGTCGCTTGCGCGACCGGCTCAGAGAGCTGCTACGTAAAGCGCGGGGCCACAAGGTGGCGACTGTCATCGAGCGGATAAACCCCGTGCTGCGCGGATGGGCGGGCTACTTCAAGCTGAGCCAGAGCAGACGGCCACTTGAGGAATTGGACGGCTGGGTGCGTCACAAGCTTCGCTGTATCGTCTGGCGTCAATGGAAGCGGCCCTCTACGAGGGCGCGCAACTTGATACGCTTGGGACTTAATGCGGCGCGGGCGTGGAAATCGGCAGTCAATGGCCGAGGCCCATGGTGGAACTCGGGAGCGCCCCATATGAATCAGGCGTTGCCGAAGAAGCTGTGGGACCGCCTCGGGCTGGTCTCGATACTGGATACGATAAACCGACTTAACCGTATAACCTGAACCGCCGTATACGGAACCGTACGTACGGTGGTGTGAGAGGACGGCGGATGTGAATCCGCCTCCTACTCGATTCTCGATTTCGGCGCCTCTGGCCTCCCAGGCGGGGCGTCGGGTCCAGGGACGGGCCGCCTACTCAGACCGAGGTGAACATGGCGACAGAGAACGACGTTCAGCAGACGCTGAGCGATATCCCGACCTGGCTGTTCGTGCTGGTGTCGATGGCTGGCCTGTCCGGGGAGCTGTGGCGCGCCGAGGCGGCAGGACTGACGGTCAGCGATCTGCTGAAACGTGTCCTGCTGCGCTCGGGGGCGTCTGTGGTGTTCGGCCTGGCCTCGGTGTTGCTCGCCACGGCGAGCGGTGCGGGGCTGCCGGTTGCCGCCGCGCTCGGTAGCGTGGTCGCGTGCCTCGGCGCCGATGTGACCTCGGGGTTCTACACGCGCTGGCTTGCCCGGCGCGCCGGGATGCCGCCGGCCGGCGATGAGCAGCGGGGCGGGCCGGCCAGCCCCCCCTGAAAATCCCGTTTTTTTGGGTCCTTCCCCGGTCCCCGGCCCTATACGGGTACGCGGACTCGCGTTTTCCCTCTAGCTGTGATTTCTACAGGAATGTCCGTCTTTTCAAGGAGTTAGGCATGGGTCGCAGAGTGACGAAGGCCGATCTGGCCGAGATCGTCGGGCGCGACGAACGCACCTTGAGCCGGTGGCAGCGTGAGGGAATGCCGGTGGTGTCGGTTGGGCTCGGTCGCGGGAACGAGAACGAGTACGACACCGAAGACGTGATCGGCTGGCTGGTGCAGGTCGCCGCCCTCAACGGCAAGAAAGAATCGGTACGGGACCGCCTGGACAGGCTGCGCGCCGACCGCGAGGAGATCGCCCTGGCCCGCGATGTGGGCGAGGTGGCGTTGGTGGCCGACATGGCGACCGCTTACGAAGCGATGATCACTGCGGCCAAGGTCGAGTTGCTCAACACCTACCCCGATGCGCTGGCGGCGTCGCTATCGGCCCGCTATGGCATTGAGGTCGACGAAAGCCTGATTCGCGAACCGATGGAAGAGACCCTAAGGAAACTGGCCGAGTATGAACCGGATGACGCCCCGTCAGACGGGGATACTGACTACGCGCTCCCTGAAGAGGGCTTTGAAGAAGACGGCGATTAACGCCGTTCGCCGCATGGCGCGCAAGTGGTCTCCGCCGCCGCGGATGAGCATTGCCGAGTGGGCACGGAAGTATCGTTGGCTGTCTCCCGAGGAGGCGGCGAAGCCTGGCCCCTATCGGTTCGAGGTGACCCCCCATCTGGTTTGGCCGGGTGGTCCTCTGGAGGCCTTGGACGATCCGAATGTGACCGAGATAGTCGGGCGCAAGTCCGCCCAGGTCGCATGGACCTCCGGCGTGCTGGGCAACGCCCTCGGCAAGTGGATCGATCTTGACCCGTCGCCGATCCTGATCCTGTTCCCGAAGGCCGAAGCAGCCAAGCAGTATGTGGCCGAGAAACTGGAGCCGATGGTGGAGGCCACGCCTCGGCTGCGCAAGAAGATCGATCTGCGCAGCCGCAAGCTCCAGCAGCGGCAAGATTTCAAGCGCTTCCCCGGCGGCTTTCTGAAGCTGGTTGGCTCCAACAGCCCCTCCAGCGTGAAGTCCACGCCGGTACCACGTGTCGGCGTCGAAGAGCCTGACGACTGCAACCTGAACCTGAGGGGGCAGGGCGACAGTATCAAGCTGGCCAAGGAGCGGCTGAAGACCTACCGACGATCCAAGGTGATCATCGGCGGCACGCCGACGCTCAAGGGGCTGTCGGCCATCGATGCCGAGTACGAGCTGTCGGATAAGCGCATTGCCATGGTTCCTTGCCACGACTGCGGCCAGGAACACGAACTGAGCTTCGATCACCTGCACTGCCCGGACGATCCGACGCAGTATCACGAAGTGTACGGGCACAAGCGCCCCGAGCTGGCCTACTACGCCTGCCCGCACTGCGGGTCGGTGTGGGACGACGCGCAGAAGAACGCGAACCTACAGCATGGCCGCTGGGTGGCGACGGCTGAGTTTCGCGGTATAGCCGGCTACGACATGAACGAGCTGATCGCGACGTTCTACGGCTCACGCTTCGCGGTGCTGATGGAGAAGTGGCTCCAGGCCGAGCATGCCGCCGCCCAGGGCAACATCGGCCCCATGATCGCGTTCGTGAACAGCTCGAAGGGTGAAAGCTACGAGTTCAAGAGCAATGCGCCTGGGATCGAGGAGCTGGTGAAGCGCGCCGAGGCTTACGGCGAATGGACGGCACCGGCTGGCGTACTGCTGGCTACCGCAGGGGTGGACGTACAAGGCGACCGCCTGGCCGTGATTGTCGTCGGTTGGGGGCGTGGGGAGGAGTCCTGGCGCCTGTTCTGGAACGAGTTGCGCGGCAACCCGGCCGACCCCTGCGATGGGGTCTGGTCTGAACTGGATGCGCTGCTGGCAAAGCCGATCCCGATGGAGGGCGGCGGCGAGCTGGCTATATCGGCGGTGAGCATCGACAGCTCTGACGGGAACACCAACCACGCCGTCTACGCCTACGTCCGGGACCGCCAGCGCTTCAACATCATGGCGATCAAGGGGGCCTCCCGCGATAGCCTGGAGAAAGAGATTTTCTCCCGGCCGTCTGCCTCGGTGGACACCGCCCGCGACAACACCAAGGCCGCGAAGTACGGCCTGCGGGTGTACATCGTCGGCACACACAAAGCCAAGACCCTGCTCGATTCCCGTGTGCGCCTGGTGGGTGCTGGGGCGGGGAGGATGCACTGGTACAGCGATATCCGCCAAGACTACTTCGAGCAGTTCACCAACGAGGTGTTGGCGCCGCACCCGCGGATTCCCACAAAGATGATTTGGCAGAAGAAGGCGGGTCGGCGTAACGAGGCGCTGGATTGCGAGGTATATGCCCTGCATGCCGCGCGCAGCCTGAAAACCCACCTTCTGCGGGATGACGAATGGGATGCCCTGGAGCGCCAGGTGCGGCAACCCACATTGTTCAGTGGCGACCAGCCCGTGGCACCTATGCCCAAGCGGGCGGTGCCACGCGGTCGCGGTACACGCAGCCGGGTCGGCTGACTGAGGGAAATCATGACCACAGCGAAACAGCGCCTGGAGGAAGTCCGGGCGGCGATATCTGACGTCCTGTCAAAGGGGCAGCGCCTGAAGCGTGGCGAGCGTGAGGTGTACAAAGCCGAGCTGGCGTCTCTGCGGATGCTGGAACAACAGTATGCTGCGGCCGCCGCTCAGGAAGAGGCCGCCCAGCACGGGCGGGGTCGTAACCGCGTTTACTACCTGAAGATCTGACCATGGGCTTTTTCCGACGCTCACCCGAGCAACAACTAATGCGCGAAGCCCTTCGTCTGGCCAAGGCGGCGGCCAGGCCCTCGGCGCCGATGGCGCAGGGGGGCGGCGGTGGCACGGAAACGCGCTGGCGGGGAGCTTCACGCATGCTCCGCAGCATGGCCAGTTGGATTCCTGGCCTGGGCAGTCCTCGTCGAGACCTGAACCGCGGCGAGCGCAATATGCTGATCGCCCGTTCTCGGGATGCCCTGCGTAACCACCTGATCGCGCGGGCAGTCGTGATGCGCCTGCGCACGAACGTGGTTGGTACGGGGCTGGTCTGCCGGGCGCAGGTCGACCACCAGGCGCTCGGGATCTCCGGTGAAGAGGCGGAGCGGCTGAATGCGCAACTGGACTGGATCTGGAACCACTACGCCGACAGCCCAGCCGAGTGCGATGCCGAGGCGACGTTGAACCACTACCAGCTCCAGGCGCTGACCCTGGTGTCGTCGCTGGTCGGCGGCGATGTGCTGGTGGCAACGCCCTTCGAGGAGCGGGCCGGCTGCATCTTCGGCACGCGCCTGCAACTGATCGAGGCCGAGCGCGTTTGCAATCCCGGACACGGCCTGGATAGCGCCGGGCTGGTCGATGGCATTGAGTCCAACGGACTCGGCGCACCGGTTGCCTATCACGTCTGCTCGGGCTACCCGAACGACCTGCCGACTGCCGGGCCGCTAACCTGGCAGCGTCTACCGGCATTCGGTGCGCAGACCGGACGGCGCCGGGTGTTGCACGTCATGTCGGACAAGGAACGGCCCGGCCAGAAGCGCGGTGCGCCGTACCTGGCGCCGGTGCTGGAGCCGTTGCAGAAGCTGGAGCGCTACAGCAGCGCCGAGCTTATGGCGGCGGTGATCTCGGCAATGTTCACCGTGTTCATCAAGAAGGGCTCCGACTACAACAACGCCGGCGGCCTGCCGATGACGGGCCTGGTGAACGGTGGTGGCAGTGCCTCCACCGACGACGAAGCGCCGGCCCTGGAGCTGGGCGAGGGGGCGGTGGTTGACCTGGGCGAGGGCGAAGAGCCTGTTGTCGCCAACCCTGCCCGGCCGAATGCGCAGTTCGATCCGTTCTTCATGGCGGTGGTCAAGGAGATAGGCGCCGCCCTGGAGATCCCCGCGGACGAGGTGCTGTTGCATTACAGCACCAGTTACAGCGCTGCGCGGGCCGCCATGCTGCAAGCCTGGCGATTCTACAGCCTGCGCCGCTGGTGGCTGACCTGCGATTTCTGCCAGCCGAGCCGGGAGTTGGTGATCGACGAAGCGGTGGCGCGTGGACTGATCGACCTGCCGGGCTATCACGATCCGATCAAGCGGCGTGCGTACTGCCAGGCGCTATGGATCGGGCCGGCGCGTGGCGCCATCGACGAGCTGAAGGAGGCGAACGCCGCCGGTAAGCGCATCGAGTACGGCCTATCCAACGAGACCCTGGAGACAGCGGCGATGACTGGCGAGCCCTGGCAGCAGGTGTTCAACCAGCGCTTGCGGGAGATCGAGCAGCGCCGCGCCAATAACCTGTACACGCTGCCGAAGGGCCGCGAAACCGAGGCGCCGCCGGCGCCCGGTCCCGACGACGAGGAATAACCATGCGCGCATTCGAGCTGGCTGCATCGCAGCCCTGGCTAATGCTGCCCGAGCATCTGGAGAACCTGCTGGCCATCGCTGAGCGAATGGGTGACCCCCAAGCGCTGGTAACCCGCGAAGGCGAGCGCCTGAACAAGGCCCGCACGGTGACTGTTCGTAACGGCGTGGCCATCGTGCCTGTGACCGGCCCCATCTTCCGTTACGCGAACCTGTTTACCGAGATCAGCGGAGCCACCAGCACCCAGGTGCTGGCCACGGACATTCAGCGGGCGCTCGACGACCCGGCAGTCCGCAGCATCGTACTGAACATCGATAGCCCGGGCGGTGTGGCATCCGGCATCAACGAGCTGGCCGAGCTGGTGTACGAGGGGCGCAAGCGCAAGCGGATCGTTACCTATGCCGGGGGCTACCTGGCTAGCGCTGCGTACTGGATCGGAAGTGCTGCCGAGGAAATCGTGATCGACGAGACGGCGATGGCCGGGAGTATCGGCGTCATCGTTGAGGCGGTGGTTCAGCCCGATGGACCAGACAAGCCGAAGCGCTACCAGGTGGTCAGTCGCAACGCCCCGAACAAGCGGCCTGACGTCACCACCGAAGAAGGGCGCAAGAAGATCGGCGAGACCGTCGATGCCCTGGCTGAAGTCTTCGAGAACAAGGTGGCCCGCAATCTCGGCGTGGCTGCTGAACGTATCCCGGAAATGGGTGACTACGGCGGCCTTCTTGTCGGAGCCGCGGCGGTGCAAGCCGGCCTCGCGCATCGACTCGGCAGCCTGGAAGCCCTGATCACTGAACTGGCCAAACCGGCCGCAACCCAACCGAGGAAAGCAAGTATGAAAGTCGTGAAAACCACGGCGGAGCTGCGTGAAGCGCTGGCCAGCGGCATCGACCCGAACACCATCGAAGTGGCCAGCGTCGGCGCCGATGAGATCCAGGCGGCCCGTACCGAAGCGGCCGTCGCTGAGCGCAAGCGCATCCAGGGCATCAGTGCGCTGGCCAGCAAGGGCTTCGAGAGGGAAGTGGCTGCTGCCATCGAAGCCGGTACCAGTGTCGAAGCGACCGCCTTGCAACTGCTCCAGGCGGCCTCTGATCGCGGCATTACCCTCGCCGGTATCGTTGCCGACTCCACCGGGGCCTCGGCCTCCACGCCGGCTGGCGACGACGCGGCCAGCAAGGAGCGTGGTGCCGCGGTATCCGCCATCGTGTCCGGTGCCAAGCGCCGCTAAAAGGAGATCCGCCATGTACGAAGTGCAACGCAATACCTACGTCCCGGACCAATTGGCGGCCGGTGATTTCCCCATTGCCACCGGCTCCGGTGTGATCGCTGCCGGCCAGGTACTCAAGCGCGGCGCGGTGCTGGGCCGGGTCACTGCTTCGAAGGAGTACAAGCTGTCGGTTGCCGCCGCCGACGATGGCTCCCAGGCGCCGAGCGCGGTTCTGCTGGAGGCCGTCGATACCTCGGCAGGTGCCAAGGTCGCGCCGCTGCAACTGACCGGCGATGTGCGTTTCGGCGCGCTCACCGTAGGCGAGGGCCACGGGCGTGACAGCCTGGTCGATGCTCTGCGCCCGTTCTGCCTCTTCGTTCGCTGATAGGAGTTCAACCAGATGACCGATATTTTCGACTGCCGCACGATGCTCGATGCGGTGGAGCAGATGGTGCGGCCGCGTACCTTCCTGCGTGACCTGTTCTTCAATGGCGCCAACCCGGTGACCTTCGGTACCACTACGGTGGATATCGATATCGTGAAGGGCACCCGCAAGATGGCTCCATTCGTGCATCCCCGCCTGCCGGGAAGCCTGTCGTTGCGCTCCGGCTACCGGAGCACCACCTACAAGCCGCCGTACATCCAGCCCAAGCGTGAGACCACCGCAGAGCTGATTCTGAAGCGTTCGCCTGGTGAAAACCCGTTCGCTACCAAGTCCGCGCTCCAGCGGGCCGGCGAGCAATTGGGAAAGGATCTGGCGGATCTCGACGACGAGATTACCCGTCGTGAAGAGTGGATGTGTGCCCAGGCGCTTACTACCGGCAGCATCAATGTGAAGGGCGAGGGCGTCGATGATGTTATCGACTTCCAGATGGAAGATACCCACAAGGTGACGCTGGCCACCGGCAAGTGGGGGACCAGTGGCGCCGATCCGATTGGCGATCTTCGGACCTGGAAGCGCCTCATTGCCAAGGATTCCGGGCGTACGGCGAACGTTTCGGTGTTCAGCGGCGAGGCTCTGGATGCGTTCCAGAACGACGAAAGCGTCATGAAAAAGCTGAACACCCGTCGCGTCGACCTGGGCATGATCAAGCCCGAGGAACTGCCTGATGGCGTTACCTACCTCGGCTATCTCAACGATCCGGGGGTGGATATCTACGGCTACGACGAGTGGTACGTTCCCGATGATGGCGACAAGAAGGAGCAGCCGATGATTTCGGCGGGCGGAATTATCCTGGGCTCGACCAACACCCGTAACGCCATGTTGTATGGGGCGATTCAGGATCTCGACGCCATCGAGAGTGGCTTGGTCGAGGCGTCGCGCTTCCCGAAGAGCTGGACGACCAAGGAGCCGAGCGTGCGCTGGGTGAAGCTCCAGGCTGCTGCGCTGTCCGGCCTGCTGGAGCCGGATGCCTTCCTGTTCGCGAAGGTGGTGTGACATGGCCGCCGCAAAGTCGAAGTACATCGTCATTAGCGGTTGCGTGCAGGACGGGCGCCATATCTATCGGAAGGGCGAGCCCTACGAACCGGCCAGCGCCGAACTGCGGGAGGAGTTGCTGGTTGCGGGCGTTATCGGTCTGGCCAAAGACCACGCCCAAGCGCAGAGCGGCGAGGACGGCGAATAGCCATGCGCTTTCATGAGCGATTCGCTGATCTCGATGCGCTGCTGTTCGATGAGCTGGGCGACCCTGCCCATTTCGAAGGGCGGGCAGAGCCTGTGCTGGGGGAGTTTACCGCCCCATGGCAGGCTCCGCGCATGGGGACCGCGCCGCTTCCATTGCGTGAGCCGCGGTTCACCGTTCTGGCCAGCGATGCGGCGAGCGTGGAGGTCGGGCAGGGAATCGTCGTGGATCTCCCTCCGCCAGACGGCGGCGCCTATATCGTCGTGCGGCGGGAGCCTGATGGCACCGGCCTGGTCGCGTTGCTGCTAAGGAGGGACTGATGGCTATCGGTACCACCCATCGGGTGACCGCGCGAGGCGGTACGCTGAACGTCCAACCGAAGGCCGCCGATATGGCGGCCTTCTCGACTCTGGCGGCGGCGTACCCGAAGACGGCTATGAACGCGCAGCGCCGAGCGATCAACAAGACGCTCGGTTGGCTGCGGACGCATATCGCCAGGGCGGTCGGCCAGAAGGAACGCATAGCGGTTCGGGCGGTGCGGCAGCGGCTGATCGCGTATCCGGTGCGTGGCTCGGGTACTCAGGGCAAGCTCTGGTTTGGCATCAACCCCATCGAGGCCAGCCGAATCGGCCGGCCTCGTCAGGGAAAGGCGGGGGTGACGGTGGCCGGGCGAACCTATCGCGGCGCCTTCTATGCCCGTGTGTACGGGGGCGAGCCAGATATCTGGATTCGAACGGCCAGCCCGCACTTCGACCCGAGCGATTACCCGGCCAGCGACGTTCGTTCGATGGCCTACGGTCGCAGGGGTTCGATGGACGCGGACATGTACGGCCGCTTTCCCTTGGCCAAGGCCAAGGTGCTGCTGGACGACGTGCGTCCGCTGTTCGATGCCTGGGCCAAGCGGGCCGATCAGAAACTGCTTGAGTTCGCCCAGCGCGAACTTGCCTACGAACTGCACAAGCTGACCAAGGGAGGCGCGCGTGGCTGACTTCGTGCTGCTCGACTTCTACCGAGCGATTGAGACAGAGCTGAACGCATCGCTCGCCGGTATGCGCTCTATCGCGTTCGATACGCAGATTGAGGACCGGATGCCAGCGCCGTGCATTCTGCTGGAGGTGTCGGAGTTCGAGCCGAGCCAGGACCCCGACCAGGGCACTGGCGAGGTGGGACTGACCTTGCATGTGCAAGCCCGGATCGTCGTAGGGCGGGAGCGCGCGGAGAACCGCACCAAGGCCGTTCAACTGGCAACCCAGCTTGCCCATCTGCTGCGGGGCCAGACATGGAATCTGGACGATGTTTCGCAAGCCGAGTTCGTCCAGGCCGGCGAGGACTACACGAAGCCGGAGCTGGACGCCTTCTGTGTCTGGCTGGTGGAGTGGACGCAAACGGTCTATGTAGGGGCCGAGGAGTGGCCTTGGAAGGACGAGTCTGGCGAGGAGCTGCTGTTCGGCATCGATCCCGACACTGGTCCGGGTCATGAGGGGGACTACTTCGCGCCTGAGGATATCCCGCTATGAGCTACGCGACAGCGGAACATGACCGCATGATTGCGGCGATGATCAAGCCGTGCGTGGTTGCTGCGGTGGATCTCGCGGCCGCTCGGGTGCGCGTGCAGGCAGGGGCTTGGATCAGTGGCTGGGTGCGCTGGCATAGCCTGGCCGCCGGTACGGCGCGTCACTGGCGAGCGCCGAGCCTCGGCGAACAGGGTGCGCTGATCAGCCCTAGCGGCGTAGCCGACATGGGAACGTTCATTCCCGGCTTGTACGGTGTCGCCGGCGACCAGCCCGACAACCGTGCGAACGTGGAGGTCTGGCGGTTTCCCGATGGCGGCTCCCTGGTCTACGACTGGCAGGCGAAGAGCTACGCGGTGACCCTCCCGGCAGGTACCTGCACGACGACCGTTGGCGGCGCCTCGGTCACCGTTACCCCGGGGCAGGTAGCCGTCCAGGCCGGCGAGATCCTGTTGGCTGGCAAGGTCACGGTGGCCGGTACGCTGCACGTCACCGGCAATATCACCAGCGGCGGCTCGATCATGGACACCACCGGCAACAGCAACCATCACACACACTGAACATAACTCAACGCTGAGCCCGCCCTTGTGCGGGCTTTGTCGTTTCAGGAGGGGCCAATGGCCAAAGCCAAGACTGAAGAAGCGGAAGCCGTCCAGGCGCCGGTTCAAGACCATCCGACGCCCGAGTTGCCGGTGACGTTCATCGATCAGGCCTACCGACAGCGCACGCTGATCATGCCCGGCGGCGTGACGGTGCAGGTGCGCAATAGCGAGGTCGTCGCCGACACCGAAGAGGTGTTCGAGTGGTTGGTGGCTCGCGCGGAATTCGTTCGTAAGTAGGGGTGATCGATGATCGGGCTGGATCGACGGACCGGGCAGCCGCTTTCCGGCGTGGCCCACTTGAAGCAATCCATCGAGGACATTCTGACTACCCCGTTGGGCACCCGGCGCATGCGCCCGGAGTACGGCAGTAAGCTGCGGCGCCTGGTCGATCTGCCGGTGAACGACGGTTGGAAGAGTGCCGTGCAGGCCGAGGTCGCGCGGGCGCTTGGCCGGTGGGAACCTCGGCTGCGCCTGGAGCGTGTCCGGGTGGTGGCGGTCATGGGTGGGCGGATCGATCTGGAGTTGGCCGGGGTGTACCTGGGTGACTCCGTAATGCTGGAGGTCAGCGCATGAGTACCGTGGATCTGGCCTCACTGCCGGCGCCCGAAGTGCTGGAGCCGTTGGAGTTCGAGGCGGTATATGCCGAGGAGCTGGCGGATTTCAGGGCTTACATGGGCGACCAGTGGAACGCTGCGCTGGAAAGTGACCCGGTGGTGAAGCTGCTCGAACAGGCGGCCTATCGTCGAATGCAGAACCGCGCTCGGGTGAACTCGGCGGCCAAGGCGTTGTTGCTGGCCTATGCCGAGGGTAGCGACCTTGACCAGTTGGCGGCGAACGTCAAGCTACAGCGCCTGGTGATTCGGGAGGCCGACGAGTCGGCGGTTCCGCCGACCGAGCGGGTGATGGAGGACGACGCCGCGTTGCGGGAGCGCGTACAGCTAGCCTATGAAGGCCTGACCACCGCAGGGCCTCGGTCCAGCTACATCTTGCACGCGCGCAGTGCGTCGGCGCTGGTCGGGGATGCGACGGCCGAAAGCCCCAGGCCGGCGGAAGTGGTGGTTACTGTGTTGCACGTCGAAGGGCAGGGCGTCGCCGACCAGGCGCTGCTCGATACCGTCTATGCCCGCCTGAGTGATGAGGATATCCGGCCGGTCGGTGACCGGCTGACGGTGCAGAGCGCCGAGGTGCTGCCGTACAGCATCGATGCGGTGGTGTACATGGAGGGCGTCGGGTCGGAGAACGAGGCGATCCTTGCCGAGTGCCAGCGTCGGATAAACGCCTGGATCAATCCGCGCCGTCGCCTGGGTGTCGAGGTGTCCCGGTCGGCGATTGACGCCCAATTGCATATCACCGGCGTTCGCAAGGTGGTGTTGAACGGTTGGGTCGATATCGTGCCGACCAAGGCTCAGGCGGCCTACTGCACGTCCGTGAAGGTCGTACAGGGGGACGCATGAGTCAGCTACCGAGCAACGCGACCGAGCTGGAGCGCGCCCTGGAGTTCGCGACGGACGAAGAAACGGACGTGCCTCTGCGGCTGCTGGTCAACCCCGATACCTGCCCGGAACACATCCTGCCGTGGCTGGCCTGGGCCTGGTCCGTGGATCGCTGGGACAACGAGTGGTCGGTGCCGACAAAGCGGGCAGCAATCCGCTCGGCCTTCGAGATCCACGCGAGGAAGGGGACTATCGGTGCGCTACGTCGAGTGGTCGAGCCCATTGGCTACCTGTTGACGGTGACCGAGTGGTGGCAGACCGACCCGCCCGGCGAGCCTGGCACGTTCTCTATCGAAGTTGGCGTCAGCAGCGGCGGTATCACTGAAACCACCTATCGCGAGGTGGAGCGCCTGCTGGATGACGCGCGGCCGGTCAGCCGCCATATCGTCGGGCTCGACATTCGCTTCGAGCCCAAGCTTCAGGTCTACACCGCGGTTGTAGAGACCGATGGTGACATCTTGGATGTATTCCCGAGGGCCAATCCATGAGCAAGCAATACGGGGGCTTCCTTACCGACAAGGGTGCTGCCAAACAAGTCGAGGCGGCGGCCGGCGGGCTGCGGCGTGACATTACACATATGTTGATCGGTGATGGAGGCGGTGCGCCTGGGGAGACGCCTGACCCGGTCCCTAGTCCGTCGCAAACTGCGCTTATCCGACAGCGCTACCGGGTCAAATTGAACCGGTTGGTAGCGGCCGAGGACAATCCTAGCGTGCTGGTGGCCGAAGCCATTCTGCCGCAGGACGTAGGGGGCTGGTGGATGCGTGAGCTGGGCCTGGAGGACTCCGATGGCGACATGATCGCTGTGGCGGATTGTGCGCCTAGCTACAAGCCGTTGGTCAGCGAGGGCGCGGGGCGAACCCAGACCGTCCGGTTGCATATCGCGGTCAGCCACGCAGAAATCGTCAATCTTCTGGTCGACCCTAATGTTGTGACTGCGACGGTCGCGGATCTGGATAAGGCCCTGCTGGAAGTTCGCGCGATTCATGACGCCACTGGACAGATGACGCGAGAGCAGGGCGGCGGGATCACGCTGCCTTTGTCCTTGAGTCCAACGGGTATCGCTCCCGGTACATACCGCAGCCTAACAATCGACGCGAAGGGACGAGCAACCAGCGGCAGCAATCCCACTACCCTGGGTGGCTATGGCATCACCGATGCCCTGGCGAAAAGTGAGGCGGTGGAAGAGCCAATGCCGTACAAGCTGCTACGGCTCAACGGTGCGGGGCAACTGCCGGCATCGATTACCGGCAATGCGGCGAGCGCCACGAAGCTGTCGGCTGAACGGGCTCTTGCGTGTAGCGGCGCCGCAACAGGCAGTGCGGTGTTCGACGGAACACGGGACGTTTCCATTGCGCTGACCCTGGCGGATAGCGGGGTGGTACCCGGTGCCTATCCGAAGGTGACAATCAACGCCAAGGGCTTGGTGACAGCGGGAGCACCGCTGTCTGCCGCCGATATCCCAAGTTTGGATTGGAGCAAGATCAACAGTGGCAAGCCCACTACGCTGGCTGGCTACGGCATCACTGATGCCTTGGCGGCAAGCGAAGCAGTGGAGGCGCCGGTACCGTACAAGCTGCTACGGCTCAACGGTGCGGGGCAACTGCCGGCATCGATTACCGGCAATGCGGCGAGCGCCACGAAGCTGTCGGCTGAACGGGCTCTTGCGTGTAGCGGCGCGGCAACAGGCAGTGCGGTGTTCGACGGAACACGGGACGTTTCCATTGCGCTGACCCTGGCGGATAGCGGGGTGGTGCCCGGTGCCTATCCGAAGGTGACAATCAACGCCAAGGGCTTGGTGACAGCGGGAGCCCCGTTGTCTGCCGCTGATATCCCAAATTTGGATTGGAGCAAGATCCATAGCGGCAAGCCCACTACGTTGGCGGGCTACGGGATCACCGATGCGCTGAATGCGGGTCTCAACAGCCAGAGTCCCATTTTCTATTCGGCGGTGGCAGGCGATGGGCTCGCGCAGGCGGCCATTCAGATTCGTGAAGCCGAACTGATCGGCGCGAACGGACGGATCTACAAATATGCGCCGCGGCTCTGGTTTCACTGGAACGGCGTATATGCGGGCGACCTGGGGATGAACGATGTTGGGAATCTGCTTTGGCGCGGGAGCCTAATCTATACCGCGGCAAATCTGGATCTCTCGGTGTATGCCCGTGTTTCGCATACGCACGATGCTAGCCAAATTACCTCCGGGATTCTCCCGGTACACCTGGGTGGAACGGGCGCGAATAACCCTACGTGGGCACGTGAGAGTCTGGGGGCCGGTGTACCTTCGACTGCGTGGCTCTATTCCACCGGCTGGTGGCGGGATAACGACACTGGATTTATCCGCCAGTGGGGTCGCGTCACGGTAGCGGGTGACGGAACAGCGACCATCACGTTTCCGATTCCCTTCCCGAACGAATGCCTGGGCGGATTCGCTGGCCAGACCGCCTATTTCCATCCTGGCACTGACGCGAGCACTGCGTTCTATGGACTGACAACGACAGGGGCGACCCTCGAAAACAGCTATCAACTCCAATCCGTATTGTTCTGGGAGGCGTTCGGTCGATGAGTTCCAGTGACTATGTCTTCTCGCCGTCGGCGGTGGCGTTCTATCCCGTTTCTTTGCGAAAGGTCTACGAAGAGGGTAGTGGTTGGCCGCTCGATGCAGTGTCGGTCAGTACGGCGCTGTATGAGCGGATACTGGCGGGGCAGGAGTCTGGTAAGCGAATTGCCGTCGACTCCTCTGGTCTTCCGGTATTGGTCGACCCTCCGCCGCCAGACGAACTGCGGCTTGTCGCGCGGGCTCGGGCATGGCGCGACGCACAACTGATAGTAACCGATGGCCTGGTGGCCCGGCATCGTGACGAACGCGACCTGGGTAATGACACCACTCTCAAACCTGAGCAGTTCGTAGAGGTTATGAACTATCGCGCGGCCCTGCGAAATTGGCCGGATAACCCGGCATTCCCCGACCCCGCCTCCAGGCCTGAGCCGCCTGCCTGGCTGGCCGAAGAAGGCACCAACTGAGCCCCGCCCTAGTGCGGGGTTTTTCATTCTAGGAGATCCACCAATGAGCTTTTTCCATGGCGTCACGGTAACGAATGTGGACGTGGGCGCGCGGACCATTGCTTTGCCCTCCAGTTCGATCATCGGTCTGTGTGACGTGTTTACTCCGGGAGCTGGAGCGACCGCCAAGCCGAACGTGCCGGTCCTGATCAGCAGCAAGAAGGAAGCGGCAGCGGCGTTCGGGATCGGTTCGCCGATCTACGCTGCGTGCGAGGCCATCTACATGCGCGCCCAAGCTGTCATCGTGGCGGTCGGTGTGGAAGCGGCGGGCACGCCCGAAGAGCAGGCCAGCGCGATCATCGGCGGCATCAACAGTACCGGCGAGCGTACCGGCCTGGAGGCGCTGCTGGACGGCAAATCGCGTTTCAACGCTCAGCCGCGGCTGTTGATTGCGCCTGGGAATTCCGCACGGCAGGCAGTGGCCAGTGCGATGGACGCCCTGGCCGGCCGCATGCGGGCAATCGCGATCATCGACGGCCCGGGCAAGGATGATGAGACCGCCATAGCCTACGCCGCGAACTTCGGCAGCAAGCGCCTGTACATGGTCGATCCGGGGGTGCAGGTCTGGAACACCGAGACCAGCAGCACCACCGACGCTCCGGCCTCGGCCTGGGTGGCGGGTCTGTTCGCCTGGACCGATGCCGAGTATGGATTCTGGGCCAGCCCCTCGAATAAGGAGTTCGTCGGGATCACGGGCACCACGCGGCCCATCGAGTATCTGGACGGCGACCCGACCTGCCGAGCCAACCTGCTGAACAATGCCAACATCACCACGATCATCCGCGATGACGGCTACCGCCTGTGGGGCAACCGCACCTTGTCTTCGGATGCGAAGTGGGCATTCGTCACCCGCGTGCGGACGATGGATATCGTAATGGACGCGATCCTGGCAGGGCACAAGTGGGCGGTCGACCGCTCGATCACCAAGACCTATGTGTCTGACGTGACCGAGGGGCTGGAGTCCTTCATGCGCGACCTGAAGAACCAGGGCGCGGTCATCAACTTCGAGGTCTATGCCGACCCGGACCTGAACACCGCCAGCCAGCTGGCCCAGGGCAAGGTGTACTGGAACATCCGCTTCACCGATGTGCCGCCGGCCGAGAACCCCAACTTCCGCGTCGAAGTCACCGACCAGTGGCTGACCGAAGTCCTCGACGCAGCATAAGGAGCGCGTGCAATGGCAATGATTCCGCAGGTACTGACCAATACCAACCTGTTCATCGACGGCATCAGCTTCCAGGGCGATGTGCCGTCGTTGACCCTGCCCAAGGTCACCGTCAAGACCGACGAGTTCCGCGCCGGCGGCATGGATGGCTCCATCGACATGGACATGGGGCTTGAGCGCATGGAGTCGTCGTTCACCACAAACGGGGTGCGGCGTGAGGCACTGAACTTCTTCGGCCTGGCCGATGGCACCGCGTTCCGTGGCGTCTTTCGTGGCGCCTTCAAGGCGCAGAAAGGCAAGGTAACGGCGGTAACCGCAACAATCCGCGGCACCCTCAAGGAGGTTGACCCGGGCGACTGGAAGGCCGGCGACAAGGCCGAATTCAAGTACTCGGTGGGCGTCACCTACTACAAGCTCGAAGTCGACGGCCGCGTGGTCTTCGAAATCGATCCCTTGGCGCCGTTGCGGGTTATCAACGGTGTCGACCAACTGGCTGAAACGCGCGCAGCGCTGGGCATTTAAGGAGTGAATATGAAAGAGAAAACCCCCGCGTGGTTGGAATTGCGTGCCACCGGCGCCACGGTCAGCTTGCGTTCCACGGCCGAGGTCAACGGCGTGAAGGTCGACAAGCTGACCCTTCGCGCGCCGACAGTCCGTGACATCCTGGCGTCGGAAGAGCAGGGCGCTGAGACAGAGGCACAGCGCGAGTTGGCCCTGTTCTCGACCCTGGCCGAGGTTGGCCGAAAGGATCTGGAGGGGCTGACCATGGTCGATTACCGGCGCTTGCAAACCGCCTACTTTCGCCTGGTGCAGGACGACGGGGTATAGCGTTCAGCACCACAAGCGCATGGCCAGGCGTCTGGCGGCGGAGTTCCATTTCTCCGTCGCCGATATCGAGGCCATGCCGTTGGCTCGCATGATCTGGTGGCTCAGTGACTGAGCCGCCTTCAACCGACAGAGAATCCTATGGCGTCCAATCAACTCTCCCTCGGGCTGCTGATCGGCGGCGCCGTGAGCGGTTCGCTGAATGCAGCATTCCGCACCGTCGAGGGCAGTATTGACCAGCTCCAGGCCAAGGGGCGGGAGCTGGATCTGTTCAAGGCCCAGACCAAGGCGGCGTTGGAGTTGGGCAACACGCAGCGCCGCAGCACCTTGCGGGCTTATGGCGAACAGCAGAGGGTCGGCGCGGCGCTGGAGTCTCAGCATGCAGCAGCCACCGCCCGGCTGGCATCGCTCAATCGCGAGTTGGCCGCGGCGGATCAGGCTCGGACCCGGCGACTGGCTACGCAGTCGACGGAAGTGGACCGCCTGCGCTACCTCCAGTGGCAGCTCACCCAAGAGGCCAACCGGCAAGCCGAGGGCGGCAACAAGGGGGAGGCGAAGCGGTTGCGGGGCCAGGCCCAGGCGGCGGCCGAACTGTACAAGCAACGCCAAGCCCAGGCGGCGGCCGACAACAAGGCCGACGCGGAAAAGGTCCGGGGGATTCAGCGCCGGATCGAGGTGGCGCAACGTGAAGCCCAGCAAGCCAAGCGCAGCCTGGCGGACCAGCAAACGGAAATGGGCCGGCTGCGTAACGTGCTGCGAGACAACGCCAGGGAGGCGGGGCGACTCGGCGATGCCTTCCGCCAGGCTGCCCGCGAGGCGCAGGGCATCAAGCTCCAAGCCAGCGGCATGGCGCGCCTGGAGGCCGGGAAGTCCGGTATGCGCTCGACGGTCGGCCAGGCGGTCGCCGGCACCGCCGCTCTGGCTGTGCCTACGAAGATCAGCGCGGACTACCAGGCGATCATTCGGGATGTCGCGATTAAGGCTGGGGTGGCCGGTTCCGCTGAAGAGCGGGATCTGTCGCGCACGGTCATTACCACTTCCCGCGACACTGGAATGGCGCGCAACGAAGTGGCCGATGTGATCAACCAATTGGTCAGCGCCGGCATGGATCTGGACGTGGCGTCGGGGTTCTCTCCGGTCGCGGCCAAGTTCGTGGTGGGGCAAGGCGCCGGCGGCGTGGATACCGCGCGGATGATGCAGGCACTCCAGCAGAACGCGAAGATCTCCGATCCCAAGGTGATGGAGAAAGCACTGGAGGCTATCGCCTTCCAGGGCCAGGCCGGTTCGTTCGAGGCCAGTGACATGGCCCGATGGTTTCCCCAACTGCTCGCGGAAATGGGCAAGCTGGAGATCTTCGGCATGGATGCCGTCACGCAGCTGGGCGCGATGCTTCAGGTGCAGATGAAGGCCGCCGGCGGTGCCGATGAGGCGGCCAACAACCTGAAGAACTGGATGGCCAAGATCGGCTCCAGCGATGTTGTGCGAGCCTACCAGAAGGCTGGCATCGACTATCAAGGCTCGCTCAATACTGGCTTGCAAAGCGGAATGTCGACGCTGGAAGCCAGCTTTGCATTGGCCCAGCAGTACATCCAGCGCACCGATCCAGCCAAGGCCAAGAAGATGGCCGAGGCAACCGCCGCCATCAGCAAGGAGGCGGACCCGGCCAAGGCCAAGGCGATGATGGAGGCCCTGGAACAGACACTGCGCACCGGCGATATTTTCGCGGATATGCAGGTTAAGGCGGCTCTTACCGCCTACACGCAGAACAAGGCGCTGTACGAGTCGCTGAAGAAGGAGTCGGCATCTGCCACAGGCATTCTGGACCAGAACCTGAGGGAACGCCGGGAGGCCTCAGCCCAGCGCTGGGCTGAAGTCGCCCAGGCCGCGAACGAAGGGATGCGGGCGGTTGGTGACGCGATTCGTCCGATGACTGATGCGGCGGCCGACGCCTTGCGGCCCTTGTTTCAGGGGCTTACTCGACTCACCGATGCGGCACCTGGGGTAACTGCCGGAGTCGTGGGTGTCGGTGCCGCGTTGGTCGTGCTCCGGGGGATCGTGAACGCCTGGAGGATTGGCCGAGGGCTGATGGATATTGCCCGTGGCCGCTCGATGATGGGCAATCCGAACATCGTTCAACGTGTGTTCGTGACCAACCCCGGTGCCGGCGGCTTGGGTGGTGATGTGGGCGGTGGTTCTGCTCGGCGCGGCCGGGCCGGTGGTGGTCGCAGTGGGCGCCTCGGCGCCGCAGGGCGCGGTGCCTGGGGTGTGCTCCGGGGGGCTGGGCGCTTTGCCAAAGGGGCGGGACCGCTGGCACTCGTCGGTGCAGGCCTCCAGGCGGCCGACACCTTCGTGAACGCGGAGACGCGAGACGAAAAGGCCGCCGGCTACGGCGCTGCCCTGGGCGGCCTCGGTGGCACGCTCGCCGGCGCTGCGGCGGGAGCTGCGATTGGTTCTGTCGTTCCGATCATTGGCACGGCGATTGGTGGCCTGATCGGCGGGATGATCGGTGCCTGGGGTGGTTCCGAGCTGGGGGCCGCCGGCGGCAAAGCGCTGTTCGGCAGCGGCGGTCTGTTCGGCGGATCCGCTCCGGCAGAGCCCGTGAAGCCCGCTGTTCCGCCTGTCGCTGCGGTAGTGGCGGAGCCGCCGAAACCGGCGCCGGTGCCGGTGAAACAAGAGTTCAGTTTCTCGCCGAACATCAGTCTCACCGTTCAGGGGGATGCGAAAGATCCCCAGGCGTTGCTCCAGGCCATCATGCCAGAGCTTCGCCGGCAGCTCGCCGACTTTGCCGGGCAGATGCAGCGGGTGTCCCTGTTCGATGAGCCCAATGTGTAGGAGGGTGAATGCCGTACATCGAAATGATGGAATCCGGCCTGCGCCAAGTGGTGCGGGCCGGGGAGGAGGGGCGTAGGAGTGTCGACGGCATGTTGGCGCCCATCACGGGTGCGGTTTCCGATCTCACGGGCGCTGCCGATGAACTGTCCACGCTGCCCGGCTTCCCGGCCGGGTTGGGCGACCGGGCGCTGCGACTGACTCGCAGCCTGGGCGTAGCGCAGGCAAAGGTGGGTGGCGTCATGAATACCTACAGCAGTGCTGCCCGTGCGCTATCTGGGCTCGATCAGCGGTATGGAGCGTTGTCCGACGCGGTGTCGAAGGTTACCGGGCAGGTCGGGCGGCTCGCCGGCGTTGCCAGTCCCAAGCTGGCAAACATCATCCCGACCGGCTTGCGTTCGAGCATGACGCCGAGTGCGGTCGCCTCCCGGCCGTTTGCGCATCTGCTGGTCATGCAGCCGCGGGACGTGAACAGCAGCCCGTTCTACTTCAATCTCGACACGGCCGCGTTCGATGAACTGCGGAGGCAGACGGCGTTTCGTTGGGCTGCTCAGGAACGACTCACCCGGCGGCCGGCGCAACAGGCGGTCGGGGAGGGGGAGGACAAGCTGACGTTGAAGGGGGCTGTCTTCGGTGTTCGGGTCGGCCTGGGGCAAATCGAGCAGCTACGTGAAATCGGGCGGCGCCAGGTGCCGCTCAGCCTGACCACGGGTTACGGCCAGGTGCTCGGCCTCTGGTGTCTGGCGAGTATCGAGGAGGAGCAGTCGGCCCTTGTTCAAGGCGGCGCCCCTCGCAAACAAGCATTCAGCCTGGAGTTTGTCCGCTATGGAGACGATTTGCAGAACGTCTGACGGGGATCTGCTGGACACACTCTGCGTCCAGTATTACGGGCATCTGGTGGGGACAGTGGAGGCGGTCTACGACGCGAACCAGTGGCTTGCCGATGAGCCGCAGCCCTTCCGGGCCGGCCTGCTGATCGTCATGCCCGAGGTCGAGGTGCCGGTGACCGGCGAGGTGCAGTTGTGGGGCTGATCCCTGGAGGATGAATGAAGCCGATATTTCGGGTGATCGCGGACAAGGCCGATATCACCGCGCGTATCAACGACCGGCTGTTGCTGCTGCGCACGCTCGACAAGCCGGGAATGGAGTCCGACGAGTTCGAGTTGCGCATTGACGACCGCGACGGTGCCGTGGTGCTGCCGGAGCGGGGGGCATCGGTCGAGATCCAGATAGGCTATGACGGGCGCGGGTTGACCCGGATAGGCATCTACACCGTGGATGAGGTGGAGTTATCCGGCCCGCCGGATACCATCGTCATCCGCGGCAAGGCCAGCAGCATGCGCGGCAGCGGCAAGACGATCCGCGACGGGGGCTGGGAGGGGGTGACGCTCGCGCGGATCGTGGCGGACATTGCCGCACGCAATGGCTGGAAGAGCGAGTGCCCGGTGCAGACGGTGGTTCCGCGTGTCGACCAGATTGGCGAATCGGATTTTAACCTGATCACGCGGCTGGCCAGGCAGTACGGCTGCACGGCCAAGGTCGCGGCGGACAAGTTGCTGGTGCTGCCTCGCGAAGGCGGGGAGCGCGCATCCGGCGCGCCACTGACGACCGTCACGCTGACCCGGCCGGAGATCACCCGGTTTCAGTTTCGGTTCAGTGACCGGGCCACGCAAAAGGCGGTCAAGGCGGCGTATCAGGACAAGGAGACGGGCAAGCTGGAGGTGGTCGAGCTGGCGAATGCAGAGGCTCCGGCCGGGCTTCCGCCCGTGCATACCGACCGCCATATCCATCCGAACAAGAGTGCCGCTGAGCAGGCAGCCAAGGCGCGGTTGGCTGCGTTCAACCGCTCCACGGCTGGGGTGCGCCTGGAAATGCCAGGGCGAACGGATCTCTTCGCGGAACGAACAATAGTCGTCGCCGGCATCAAGTCGGGAATCGACGGTTCCTACCTGGTGGAGTCGGTGGAACAGGTATTTACCCAATCTGGTTGGAGCACGACGGTTGAGTGCAACGCCGGCAAGAAGGGCAAGGCCAAGGCCGCTGGCAAGAAGAAACAGAAAAAGCCACTTCAGGTAGTGGCCATCGGGAAAGCATCGTGAAGGGCCCGCCGCCTGTTTGAGCAGGCGGGCGGTTGGCTCACCAGTCCTCTGACCTGTACTCGTCGGGCAGGGACTGTTCCCGTTCCCAGCGTTGTTCGAAGTGGTCGACCAGCAGGGTCATAAGGGCGTCACCGAGGAGGTCTTTTTCCTTCAGTTCGGCCAGCGCTTCAGCGCCGGTTAGTTGTTTCTCGGCGTACCGTTTAGCGATGTTCCTTACGCTCACTGTTCTCCTTCCTCTCTAGCTCGCGGTTCCTAGCGGGCTGCATTGTGCCATCAGAACCTACCCATTAGTACCCAAAGCCCGCGCATGCGGGCTTTTTCATTGGAGTTCGACATGCCTATCACTGAAAGCCAACTGCTGTACATCCTCCCGAGGTGCCGCCCGGTTGTTGGGATTTTCCTGCCCGCGTTGAATCGGGCCATGTTGCAGTTCGATATCCTGGGCGCAGCCAGGCAATCGGCGTTTCTTGCCCAGGTCGGACATGAAAGCGCCCAGCTCACGCGCCTGGTAGAGAACCTGAATTACTCGGCGCAGGGGTTAGCGAATACCTGGCCGAGCCGATATCGCGGCGCCGACGGACGCCCAAACGCTTTGGCGTTGAACCTGGCCCGCCACCCCGAGGCCGTTGCGAATAACACTTACGCCAACCGAAACGGCAACGGCGATGAGTCCAGCGGAGACGGCTGGCGGTTCCGCGGCCGAGGGTTGCTGCAAATCACCGGCCGTAAGAACTACCGGGCTGCCGGCGCCGGCCTCGGCCTGCCGCTGGAGGCTGAGCCTGAGTTGCTGGAGCAGCCCGAGCACGCGGCCAGGTCGAGCGCCTGGTGGTGGGCGGCGCATGGGCTCAACGGCCTGGCCGATTCGGGCAGGTTTGCACTTATCACCCGGACGATTAACGGCGGCATGAACGGCCAGGTGGAGCGCCTGGAACTGTGGGAGCGTGCCAAGGCGGTGCTGTCGTGATGTTGCTTGGATCTGTCGGCCTAGCTAGTTGGGTGCGGGCGGTGATCGCCGCATTGGTACTGACCTTTGTTGTTGCTGCAACTTGGAGAGCAGCCGAGTTGCGATTCGGTGAGCAGATAGCAGCGCTGAAGCTGCAACACGAGAAGGAGCGCCTTGACGCCAGTCAGGCGGTAGCGGCCGAGCTTCAGCGAAGAACCGAACAGCGGCAGCGCCTGGAGGCTGATCTACAGGCGATAGATGAGCAACGTTTTGGAGAGTTACGACATGCGCAAGCTATCAATGATCAGCTTACTGCTGACTTGGCTGCTGCTCGGCAGCGGCTGCGGGTCCATATCACCCGTGCCAGTTGTTCCGCTACCGGCCTGCCAGCCGGAACCGCCGGTGCCGGCGTGGATGATGGAGCCGAGTACGCCGAACTTCACCCAGCGACTGCGGCAGATCTTGCCCGTCTTGCAGGCGATGCCGATCAGTGCGCCATGAAACTGGCCGCGTTTCAGTCACGGGAAAAGGTTCTGAAGGCACTTAAAAGTAAGGGTAGGGGAGGGAAGTAGTTTTATGGCTGCTGCGGTGTAAACAGAGGAAGGGGTCCGAAGACCCCTTCAGCCTTCGTTAGCGGTTAGGCCAGCGGCGGCAATGGCGGCATACAGTCTCGAGGCGGCCGAAGCGCACGCGGATGTACGCACAGACCTTTACGGGACGGTGAATAGGACATTGATGAGTCATAGTCCATTTCTCCATATTGGTGGGCGGCTGCCGTTATGGACTCGCATTTCCCACCTGTGCTACCGTCTCTGTGCCAACGTCGACTTTGTAGCGGGTGTGGGAAAGGCGAGGTGAACACGTCGCATACCTTCACAGCGTTCACAAATTTGACAGATCAGGGAGAGGGTTCCTCTCCCTGGTCAACTTCAAATAGATCTGCATCTGTTATGTCGCGGGTCGCATAGACTCCCTTCTTGCCCTCCAGACTTTTGATCATTCCCTTTTTGGTCATCCGGTACAGCCGGCTGTTGAGCTTTGTACGCTCATGGATTTCGCCGCTTTTCCGGTATAGAGCGATGATCAGGTGATCAATGGTGGTGATCCCTCCGGCATTGTTGATGAGGTCAACTATATCGAAGTCCAGGTAATCAGATTTACTGATGCTGAGCTGCTCTAGCAGCTCGTCTGGCAAATCGCGAAGATCGTCGGGGGTGAGGGAGAGCTGAGAGGGGCGGGGCGGGGCGGGCTGCAAAAGCTCCATTACATCCTTGAGCCGCTGGGCGCGTTCCTCCGCGCCTTTTGCCCGCGCAGGTTGATTGGCATGTTTCGCCGCCAAGGCCAGTTGGTACTCTCTCATGCCGTTGAGAAAGTCAATCGCTTCTGGTACAGTCATGCCCTGTTCCTTTTGCTTTGCCGCATTGGAATATGGCCGGGTTGACCTCCAATAGAGGCGTAAAAGATCCCGGCTAACAAACCCGGCCCCACGCCGGGTTTTTTATTGGTGCGCCAGGCATGGCGCGTTGCGCGCAAGCGCAACCAGCTTGGCTGTGGTGGCCACGCTGGTGACTGGGAGGTGAAAGTCCTCTACACACCCGGCAAGGGGAAGTGTTAGCCAGAGGCAAGGGTGTCGCGGGTGACTGCGAATCTGAAGGAAGCCCGAGGCAAAATGCTGGCCTGACGAACAGGAAGCGGATAGAGGCGGCGCAGCGGGGTAAGAAGGCCAAAATCTTCAAAGCCCAATACTTGCACGGAACGCTGTGACGTAGATCCGACAGGCATAAGCAGGAAGGTCGCGCGAATTACCCTGGGAGATCTGCACGTTTGCCAGTGTGCTACCGAGCGTCGAGAGGCGATGGGATGAGCGTGCAGAAGTCAGCCGAAGCCGTAGTAAGTGGCGAATAACCGCGCCACCAAGGGCCGAACAGGTTATGCCGCCAGTAGGCGTCAGAGTCTCGTTGAATACCGAAATGCAGAAATTTCTCCAAGAGAAGACTGTGACTCCGAGTCCCGGACAGAATCCGAGGATGACGGCTGACAGCGCAAAGGTATCGACGGCATCTGTGACGTGGACGAACGCGGAGCCGGACACGCTGATGGCGCGGGTGCTTGCACCGGCCAACCTCAGACGTGCGTATCAGCGCGTGGTCAGCAACAAGGGCGCGCCGGGTGCCGATGGCATGACGGTCGACGACTTGGCGGACTACGTGAATCAGTATTGGCCGATCCTCCAGAGGAGGTTGCTGGCCGGCGAATACCACCCGCAAGGTGTACGCGCCGTCGACATCCCCAAACCCAAAGGCGGCACCCGACAACTGGGCATTCCCTGCGTCGTGGATCGCCTGATCCAACAGGCACTGCTGCAACAGCTCACGCCGATCTTCGACCCGCTGTTTTCGGATTACAGCTACGGCTTCCGTCCGGGCAGAAGCGCCCACCAAGCCATCGAGACAGCCCGCGCCCATGTGGCGGCAGGGCATCGCTGGTGCGTGGAACTCGATCTTGAGAAATTCTTTGACCGGGTCAACCACGATCTCCTGATGGCGTACGTGGCGCGCCAAATCGTAGATAAACGCGTGCTCAGACTGATCCGGCGGTACCTCCAAGCCGGTGAGATGTCGGGTGGGATCGCCAGCCGACGGCAGGAAGGGACGCCGCAAGGCGGCCCGCTCTCGCCGTTGCTGTCGAACATCCTGCTCAACGAACTCGACCGCGAGCTGGAACGGCGGGGTCATCGCTTCGTGCGTTATGCCGACGATGCGAACATCTATGTGCGCAGCCCTCGTGCTGGCGAACGAGTGATGGCCAGTGTTGAGCGCTTCCTGAATCAGCGCCTGAAACTAACGCTGAATCGGGATAAGAGCCGAGTAGCCGGGTCTTGGATGTGTGATTACTTGGGTTACGGGATGAGCTGGCATCAGCAACCGAGACTGAGAGTGGCGACGATGAGCCTGGGTCGCTTGCGCGACCGGCTCAGAGAGCTGCTACGTAAAGCGCGGGGCCACAAGGTGGCGACTGTCATCGAGCGGATAAACCCCGTGCTGCGCGGATGGGCGGGCTACTTCAAGCTGAGCCAGAGCAGACGGCCACTTGAGGAATTGGACGGCTGGGTGCGTCACAAGCTTCGCTGTATCGTCTGGCGTCAATGGAAGCGGCCCTCTACGAGGGCGCGCAACTTGATACGCTTGGGACTTAATGCGGCGCGGGCGTGGAAATCGGCAGTCAATGGCCGAGGCCCATGGTGGAACTCGGGAGCGCCCCATATGAATCAGGCGTTGCCGAAGAAGCTGTGGGACCGCCTCGGGCTGGTCTCGATACTGGATACGATAAACCGACTTAACCGTATAACCTGAACCGCCGTATACGGAACCGTACGTACGGTGGTGTGAGAGGACGGCGGATGTGAATCCGCCTCCTACTCGATCTTGGGGAAAATGATATCCGGCGGTAATGACCAGTGCAAGCAAAAGATAAAGTTTTGAGTGAGTGATGCGTGAGCTGCGCGAATGAATTTTTTTCTTTCGCGATTTTTTTTTGAGGGATGTGCCCGGGCGGTTAGGTTTGAAAGAAAAAAATTCTGACGAGAAGTGACTTTTCGCCTTGAAGTAGGCGTCTTAGGGATGCGCTAGAGCTTTTTTCTAGTGATTGTTGTGGTCCTTGGATCTACTTGTAGTGGTGCTGGTGGGGGCTTGCCCCTGTATGTAGTGTTTTTCTCTCCTCGTTTTTTTCTCATTTTCTATTTTTTGCTATTTTTAGACGCTCCGTGATGATCTGGCGTCTGTTCTGCACATCCTGCAAATGGATTGCAGGGTGCGAAACACTCCTTTTCAGGCTTCATCAGATCCCATGACGGCGTGTGCGGGCCGATTCGTTTATTCAGGACTGAATCGATTTACTATCGATTGCAGATCGTCGGCATCCCGTCATGACCAACTCAGTTTCGTGATGCAGGTAAACTACGCCCTTTCATAAGGGGTAGGTTGATGCTGGTCGTTCGATTTAAAGGGTGGTCGGTGAAGCTCGACCACCAAGTTGGTAGCGCTGGGAAGTTCGGCATCTGGTCGTTCCACGGCTCGGAGAGCAGCTACGTGCCAGATATGGAGACAATTCTCCGGCATGCAGCGATCCGGCCGGCGGAGCCGATGGAGGGCGCCGAGGTAGAGGTATTCATCTGTGATTCGCGTATGCCGCAAAATGAATGGCGGCCTGTCGGCAGCGGTGTTGCGGCCTATGAGGCGGAGCGCTGAGGCTCTATCAACTGCGGTCCCTGGTTTCGGACGTTCCCAACTGCTGGGTCGACCGCGTACCAAGTGAACGCCTCGCTCGGCTCGCCATGCAGCAATACGATCTGCTCCGCACGCTCTGGCGGTGTCGCCGGATCTAGCCATTCGCGGGCCAGGTCGGGCGACAGCACGACGGGACGCCGGTCGTGAATATCGACCATACCGCCCTCGGCGTCCGCGGTAATGATCACGAAACCATACCGCTCGTCCTGCGCGCCATCGAGCCTGGGGAACTGGCCGATTGCTGCGCAGAGGATCGGCGAGCCTTCGGCGTGCTGGATGTGGTACGGCTGTTTCCGCGGCCCGCCCTCGGTCACCCACTCGAACCAGCCTGAAACGGGGCAAAGCGCGCGATGGCGCCAAGCTGCGCTGAAGAAGCGTCCATGCGCCACTTTCTCGACCCTGGCGTTGATCGGCGCCGCGCGATCACGGGCCCAGAACGGCCTCCATCCCCATCTGATCGCCTGGACGACCAGGGCGTCCCCTTCGAGTCGGAGTGTTGTCACTTGGGTCGATGGCGCTACGTTGTAGCGCTGCGGCTGTTCTCCTACTAGGTTGGTTAGCATGTTCGGTAGGTTCAAGACCGACACGAATTCATGCAGGCCGGAATATTGGCTGAGTCGTCCACACATCCAATTGCCCTCGCGTCAACTCCCTTCAGCATAGCCTCGGTTGCCACTACGCCCGTCCCGTGGCAGTCATCGCAGGTCTCCATCAAGGCAAAGTGGCTCCTACAGGTGCTGCATGGCCGCAGTTCGCATGCATCTAGCCGCTCCCGCCATAGTGCCGCGGCTGCGCTATCCCCGTCTTCTTCGGCCTGTTCGGCTAGATCTACCGCAAGGCGATATTCGTCAGGTTGGTCGAATGCCCGCCACTCTCTGCCGTGCCAGGTGCAACCGATCACCGTCAATGCGTAGGTTTGGCCGTTCGTACATGTCCAGCGTCGTCCCCTAATCTCTCCCCCATAAATGGTGTACTGGTGGAACACTGCTAGCTGTCCGCGCCTGTCGTATCGAATCAACCCGTCACTTAGCTCTGGCACCGAAGGCTTGAATGCACCGCGGGCAATCTGGCCAACCTCGCGGCCGTTCAGCGTCACTCTGTATGTCCGATTGGGTTTGTACCATTGAGCGGCACGTTCCTCCTGGGCGTGTGAGAGTGCGCCGGTAATTAGGTCGCGCATATCGAGATAGTCAGATTGGCTGACATTGCCTGCCTGAAGGAGGTTGTCGGCGGCTCTGCGTAACATTTCGCAGTGCCATTCAGGGGCGGTCATCAGGGCTTGTTTATCGCCTAGAGCGGCGTGCCAGAGGTCGGCGGAGAGGGGAAGGTGGATCACGGTTGCGGCTTTCTGGATACTGTTTATTTGTACAGTATTCGAGGGGTGCCAAGTATGCCAGAGGAGGGCGATGAGCTGCGCTGACCATTGGCTAGCGGCTGGGGCAAAAATGGGGCAATTCGTTCGCCAGCCTATGCCATTCAATGCCATTTGAGTTGTGGCGACACAGGGTAGAAAAAGAAGCCAGGCCCTTAACTGGCCTGGCTTCCAGGCATTTCCTGGCTAGTAATACAGCACAATTGGCGTGTGCTGAGAGAGGTCGGTCATACGGGCCTTCGGAAGCGGGCTTTGGACGGTGCAAAAGAGGGCAATGTTAACCCGATTCACCGGCCTGTGTCGGGTCCGTTCGGAACCGGCGCGGACCCTCAGGTCCGCGCCTGTGCGGGCTGCTT